TGGGCAGCGGGTCCCAGCACATCGAGGCGGCACCCAGCGCCATGAAAATAGATTCTTTCAACTCGTCAGCCGTCATTCCCCCTCCTCCTCGCGCCACCACCGCCCTCGCCACACGCTCAGGCTGTTGAGTTTTCTTTGTGGTGGGCTCAACCGGGGGGTCGGGTTTAAGCTCGCCGCATTTATGGCAAATCTGATTAAACATATATGGCGGCTGTCTCCATTCATGCTCACACGCCTTCGGCTCGCGCTGCTTGGCGGCGTAGGCGAGGAATTCATCCGCCCATCGAAACGCCGTGTCAAAATCGACAGAGGTTTTATCTAGTCTTGCAATACACGCAGCAGTGAACAGCGCCGCCAACTCTTCTATAGTGATTGAATATGGTTTGCTCATCCACAATACCTCTCTTGCTTGGCCGGGCAGTGGGGCCCGGCAGGTGGAATGGGGTCAGGCCCTAAGGGAGCTGAGTTACTACGCAGTTCGCTGCTACAGTAAAGGAGCAACCCAAGGATGTGGCAGTAGAGGAGTAGGTTCCTGGTGGTATCTCTGCGGACCATGCTTGATTCCCGTCCCAATAAGTTGCATAAAGTTTACCGCCAATGCAAAAGCCTACTTCCGGAAATGTGCTAGGATACGAAGCAGGCCCCCGGTTAGGGCAAAACTGCACAGCGACCACAGAAGTACCTGGAGTGCCAGCAGGGCCCTGCGGTCCCACTGGCCCCTGCGCCCCTGTGTTACCTTTGGCGCCTGCATCTCCCTTTTCCCCTTGCGCGCCGGTCTCTCCGATAGGCCCTGGTACACCCGCAGGTGCTGGCTCTTTTGGGCCCTTCTCTTTCGCTTCTCGTATTCGTCTCGCGTTGTCATTGCCACATTCCTTTTCGTAGACTACACAGTCAGCAACTCTTTCGGAGTAGTGTCCGCAGGCTGCATTGAGCGCCGCGAAAATGAGGACCAATACTCCTCTTCTAGAGGTATTCCCCCAGAGCGTCGTAGAAGTGGCCCCGAATACGCTCAACCATTGCTTGCACTTCATCGGAATTCTCCTCGTATTTGTAGATTTTTCGCAGCCGCATTTCAAACTCAAACAAAGCTGCCTTCACATTACCAGCTTCTAGGGCAATGTCAAGCCCGTCCTGGTCTTCTGGTAAAAAATACTCAAGTGTTGCTTTCATATATCATCTCCCTCAATTTTAATCTCTTTAAAACCCTCTGGGGAATAATATATAAGCGCTTTTATCCCGTCCGCCCGCATAACCTGTGTAAATCTCCGGTCTACTTCAAAATCAATACGCCCTACTAGGTGCGTCCCTACAAACTGAATAGGAACCGGAAGACCCAAATAATACCAGGGATGCAGGTCCTTAGCAGAAGCAAGCCGATACTTACTCATCGGTAACCATCCTTTGCCCAAGAGCGGCCTACCAGTTGAAAATTACCACCCTGAATATGGCGTTCCCAGTCGTGGTCACAGGAATTCCATGGGTGACCCTCCGGGGTTTCCGCCGATGCTTTGGCTTCCTGTCCTTCCTCAGCAGTAGGAGGAACTCGGTAGTCAGAGGCTGGCCTAATTACAGCAACTGCGGCCTTGCACTTGGCACAAAGGTAATCATAAAGAGGCATACTATTCTCTTTCTGGTTTGGGGGGGATGCTACTGGGGCCGGCAAGGGCCGCCACAATAGCCTCCAGTTTACTATCGAGCACACGCATACGGTCCCTTAGTTTAATAAGGGCATCGGCCGTTAGTTCGCTCATCTCGTCGCTAGTTTTTGTGAAGGCTTCCAGCTGCGCTAGCCTTTGGTTCACTGAGTCTTGCCATGCTTTATCAAGAGCACTCATGATTTAGCCTTTCGTAGGTCGTTAATTTCTTTTTGGATAGCGCCCCGCTTATGCACAGGAAGGTCCGCCTTATCCACTTCCAACTTAGCCGCCCTAATCTCCGTGGAAAATCCAGGCCGTTTCTTGCCATCTAGGTAGGAGTGCTGCATAATCATCGGCGGCTCAAATACCCGCACAAACCTTCCTGCTGTTTCTGCATCAGGGCAACCACAATCGTATTCAGGGTCGTTGTCTGGGGGAGGTACTCCGCACTCCGCCATGGGACGGTTAATTTCAAAAATAACATCGCAATGCCTACACTTCCAAGCGTACATCATTTATTCTTCCCCATGAAGATATCCCACTCCTTACTTCCGTTAATGCCGCCATGCTCAAATGTATACACATCCGCCAAATCAAGCACTGCCTGGATAGGGACCTTATATCCCTGGACCACCCAGCCATTACTTTTAATATATATCAAACCTTGCTTCTTTGTCAAGCGGTCAAGACGTGTACATAACTTCTTGGTATCCCACTCAAGCCACACATTGTGTCGCACAAAATAATATATAAACACAGGTACCCTATCCCGCCGCGCTCTCCAAGGACCGCCTGGGGCCTTCTTTTCCACATCGCCCCAGCGCTCAAAAAAACAGTTGTCAGTTTTTTCAAGGGAGTAGGTGTCGGTTTTTAATTCTACCAACTTACCATCACTAACCCGACGAAAATCTGCTTTATGCTCGGGATACACTGTGAGAGCTTCTGGATAGTACTGCATCACCAGTTCTTCTCCTCGGTCCCCGACGGCCAGCTGCTCTTTCCATGTGAAAGTCCTGCCTTTCATAGCATCCCCCATCTATGTGATTCCATCAGATTGGTATTCAAGGCTATCCGCCTCCTACTCAAAGCTATCTTCATTCCGCTGCGCTCCTCGTGAAGCGGCCTATTGCTCAAAGCTATCTTCATACAGCGCTTCTCGCCACCAACTTGGAAAGAACTGCGTCCCCTGGGAATACAGCCTCTCGAAAGTACTATCCAGAATGTATGTGATTCCCTGGTCATCTGCCCCCCTCACAATGCGTCCACTTGCTTGCAATACTTTCTTAACTGTCTGCCACAGATACAGGTCTGGTTGTTCTTGGGCCATCCACCGGATAGCAGGCTCATCAAGTGAAGGCCACGGAATCTTGGCTATTACCTGCCACCTGCCCTGGTCCCCAGGAAGGTCGAGGCCCTCCTCCAAACCACACCCTACCAGAATGCGGGCTTCGTGTATAGGGCTATTCTTGAAAGCGGCCACTATCTCCGTGCGATTCTCCGGAGTATGGTACATAATACGTCCATCTAGGTCCCCCAAATGGGCTTGTAGGTAGCGACTAATCTCGTAAGTGCAGTGCACCAATCCCCTCTCTGTGGAGTGAAGGGCGGCAAGGTCCTCGATGGCCCGCACAATAGCGGGCAGTGCGATGGGAGCAGTGCCTTTGGCCAGGCTCCCTTGGGGCACGTAGGCAATGGGTCTACGGTCGGCGTCCACCGGGGAAGGGGCACTCACATAGCAAACCCTCTTTTTATCAAGGCCCATCTGCACAATGTCAGGCTGGGCAATGGTAGCACTCAATAGGAATATCTTGCGGACCTTGTTCTTGGGCCAGAGAATTGGGGGCATGTCGCGGAGGTCTACAGGCAGGAGCTTGAGGCAATTACGCATCTCGCCTCGGAAGGAATCTTCGCCAGCCTCCACCACATAGCGCGGCTTGTCGCTAGTGAGTTCCGCCAGCAGACTGGTGAGCTTTTCGTCAAGCCCTACGGTACTTTCGCGCATCCGTAACCATCCCACCAGTTCCGCGTAAGTGCTTACATTTTTAGGATAGAAATAGTCATGCTGCCAGATACGGTCAGACGCCCTATCTGAAAGCAGCGAGAGCAGAGTGTGCGCTTCGTCCGCAATAAGGGCAGGCTTATAGAGCTGGTTGGCCAAGTAAATGTGGGCGTTGTAAATGCCGTATGGTACCCCGTAGCTGCGCTTTTTGGCGGCTAGGTAGGGACATCCTTTGCAGTAATGTTTTTGCTTACCCTTCACCCGCTTGCAATCAGTGTCATCATCCCAGTTCTGGCAGGTATACAGGTCCGCCCTGCTCAGGGTATGCATCCTTGGATTATCGGCCAGATACTGGTCCCGCAGTAGATTGGTGGGCACCGTAATAGAACTACCCATGCCATGTTCTTTGTGAAGCCAGCGAGCCAGGGTAGTGGCCACAAGGGATTTGCCTACTCCTGTGGGAAGGGCTAGCACAAACACATCGTAGGAGGAATACTTAGCTTCTATCTCCAGAAGAACGTCCCGTTGCAGCGGTCGAGGGGGCTTCGAGCAATAGTCCAGAATTCCCATGGGTATCTCCTTCAGCAGCAATCAGTGAATCAAGCTCTTCTTCCGTGGTGAGGCGTGCCCATTCCCACCGTCCAGCTTTGGCGGCTAGGATACGGAGGCGAAGGGACTCATTGGGGGAATAAAGAATCCATAGTTCATCCAGGAACCTGTGCATTTTGGCAATGTGGTCAGCATCCTTCATTAGTTTTCTCCACCTTCCTGGCACTCTTTACCCGTGTGTATAGGCGAAGTGCCTTGGGGGTACGAAGAATCCCAAAGGACTTGGTGCGAAGATGCATACGCTCCTGCCACTCCAATAGCTCAAGCAGTTCTCCCATTTCAGAATAACTAAACCGCAAACTCTTGTCTGGACTCTCATAGGCATATCCACTACCTGTGTCTGTGAGCAGAATGCTGGGGCCCTCATAATGTTCAGCCCCTGTTTTAGGGTCCGCCCAGTGGCGAGTATATACATCTGTATGTGTGTCGTCAATAACCCGCATTCTTTTTTTCATGCTCCCTCCCATATTTGGTCAACGAGACCCAACGCTAATGCTTGGGTGCTATACAAGTACCAGTCATGCTTGAGTTGCCGCATCAGTTTATTGCGGGGGTAAGCGGGGTCTTTCTCCTGCATCCTGCGAAGTACGTCATCCACAAAAAGACGGTCAGTCCATTCGCTGTGGGCATCCTTAGTGGAGGAACCCATATGCAGCATGAGATTAGCGGAGGGCGTCATCACTCTCCAGTCACAGGCTTGGAGGAGCCAGGCTGCAGCGCTTTCTGCTCTTCCAGATACCACTCCAATAATATCTTGTGGGCAGCTCCTAATAATATCGATAGCGAAGCGCGCCTCCGAGTCTTCTCCTCCATCATTATTGATGAGTAGATAGATTGGTCTAGGGCCTCTAAAAGAACTAATGCCTCTGACAAGAGCTTCACTCGACGCCGGCCCAATGCCGTAGGCTTCTTCTTCATGTGGTTGTCCTAAATAGATTGTTCGTTTCCAATCGATTCTGTGGATGGTCATGTCCATACTTCCCATTGTGCTATTTCGCAATTGTCCCACAAGTATTCAGCTAGTTCCAAAAAATCCTTGTGAGTAAAGGTGCTATCTGCAACTTCTTTATAAAGCCCATCGTAGTAAAATGGGTCTTGCCAGTTTCCCTTTTCCCACTTGTAAGATACAAGGTTTTCAAGGTTGGAGACACAGTAGATATTGTCGCCCCAATAGTTAGTAATTAGTTTCCGCCCTTCAAAGTTTTGACAATAAGTCATGCTGTCTCGAAGAATATCCAGAAACTCTTTAAACCGCTCCTCAGACAACTGCCTGTTTTGGCATAGTTTGTCTGCGTCCATAATTCTAATGTGCCCATCTGCTCCCATTCATCCTCTCCCACTTCGGTAGCGCTCCAGAATACCCAGCAAGTGTGTTTTGCGGGGCTCAGGGTCCACTCCACTCAGAGTATCCGCTATCCACATGATTGTCAAGCCCATCATTAGGGCATCACCGGCATCGTTCTTTACATAGTCTTTGGGAGCATGCACATGCCAACTTTGGGGACTCACCTCAAGGGCCAACTCGCATTCCACTGCCCCAAGGGTGGCGCCACATGCCCGCTGTAAACTCACGTTGGGTTTGTTAAAGCCGCTGAATCCTTTATCCTTGTCTTTTTTGCGGGCAAAGAAGGGGCTAATGAGTTCAATAGCCAGCACATCCACCTTGGGGAACTCAGCGCGGAGGGTGGTAACCATGCGGTGGAGCTTGCGATTGAGGGCCATGCCAGGAGCAATTTCCAGGACTCCCATGTCCTTGAAGACACCGGCCTCAAAGAGGGCATACCCTGGCTGGGAACCTCGGGAGGAACTGCTGGGGTCTACCACAAGGAGCCTGCCCTTGGTCACGATTTCAAGGTTGGCCTCGATGTCGCGGTGCAGCTGGCTGGTTTTCTTTGGTTTTGGTTTAGCTATCCGTGCCATGCTAGTCCTCACACTTAATTGCTGCCAAATTATCCGTCACTATAGCGTTTCCCTTAATAGGAATCTGTCCATTAAGAAGCACATTCAATTCCCGCAATGCGGCTCCTTCAACTAGCTTTGCTGCTTCCTCTGCCTGCTCTTCCTTTATTTCGAGTATCAATTCGTCGTGAAAATCCACAATCCAAGGATGCCACTCAATGCCTGCGCTGTCAAGCACATCTGCTACAATGCCCACAAAAAGGACAAGGCAATCGTGCCCAGTACTCTGGCACATGCGATTCAGAATGTCCCGTTCAAGGTCATGGAATACTCCCAGGGGGCGGCCAATACCATTCAGGAACCAACCTCCTCTATTGCGGAACTCCCTTTCCAGTTCTCGCCTATAGGTGCGGACTCCGGCATACAGTTCCCAGTATCCCCGGTGCATTTCCTCGGCATCCCTATCACTCACACTAATGCCTTGAAGGCGCAGGATGGTGGCAATCTTGGTGGCAGATGCTCCATAGGCAGCGGCCAGACTAATAATCTTGGCAATACCCCGTTCGTGTTTACACTCCTTTTTGGCCTTTGCAATGCTCTCTGGGGTGGGGTTTTCTGGGTCATAGCCGGAAGCGCGAATAACCGGCCCAATCACAGGCATCGAGGCGCCATTGAAAAGGTACACATCGTTCTTCTTAGCATTGGGCCCATACAATTTCCAGAGAGCCTTGTCTTTGCTTAGTTCCGCAAGCACCACTTGTTCGATGGCGCTGAAGTCCAGTTGTACCAACTTGTATCCCGGCCGTGCCACAAAAGTACTCAGCATCCCCTTGCTCTTGGGGAATTGGGAATAGTTGGGATTGTTAGCAGCAATGCGGCCAGTGAGAGTGCCGGGCACCCGGGCCCCGCCATGGAGGACTGCGTCCTTGTCGAGCATGCCCAATACTTGGTCCACGTATGTGAGTTCTTTGGTCCACTCATTCTGGCGTATGAGGATAGCCCCAATGTCCCCGAACCCTAGGAGAGCGTCGCCGTCGGTAGCCGGATTGCCTTTGTCCGTTTCCTTGATTACAGGAAATCCCAGTTGCTCATAAAAGAGCCAGCGCTTTTGGTCGCCGCTGTTCATGTTGAAGTAGTTGGTAGCTTTTGCTTCCTCATACTTAGTGTTCCAGTTCTCCCACATCTTGGATACCTGGCCGTTCTTCTTGAAACGGGCCGGCTCCTTAGCTTTCACCTCAGCGACCTTGGCTTCATTAAACACGCGGAGAGCTTCCTGGATGGCCGGGTGAGCGAAGAAAGCTGATTGTTCCTGTGATATCCGCTGGTTAAGGATTTGTTGGTAAGATGTGAGCGCCTCGCGGTCGATTTGAATGCCGCGCAGCTTTTGCTTTACATGGAGAAGGATATACCTGGTGTATCGGTCAGTGCTCAGGTACTCCGCCAGGGCGTGATACTTGAGGGCAGTGGGGCATAGGTGGTTAGTATAGAGAAGCCAGGTGCTCTCGGCGTCCAGCATACAGTAATGGCCCAGGATGGAAGCAGGAGCCAGATGCATCCGCCCTTTATCGGGGGCATACCATTTGCCCTCGGGACCGGGCACATAGCCTTGCTTGGCCACGGTGCTGGTGCTAGTGTAGTGTCCATTCTCCACAAGCCAAGCATCCAGCTCGCGCTCGTTAGTCTCGGGCCAGAGGAGCAAGTCTTTCTGGGCGGACTTGAGGGACCACGATTGATTCGGCCAGCCTTCCGTGGCCAGCAATTTATAGATTGCATAGGTGCAGCCTGTCCACTGGAGCACCAAATCAGGGAAGTCCCTAGTAGGCCAGGAGGCATCAAAGAATAAGTTGTGGGCAATGAGGGGTGTGCTGTTGGCGGAAAGGGTTTGCATTACCCAGGCATAATGTTCGGCTGTGAAATACACGCTGCCGTGGGAATTGGATAGGCCAACGCCTACTACGCGGGACCCTGGGACTGTGGGGTCATTGCCCTCAGTTTCAAAGTCGATGGCCGTGACCTCGTCACTAGTGCAGCATTCCAAAAAGGAACGGTCATTAAGGGACCTAAAAAGGTGCGTCCTCGCTGGTGTGGGCGCTGGACTTAGCAGTGCAAAGCTGTTGCCCGACGTTACCCTGAGCCCGGATTGGGGGGATGCCATCAGGGCCTGGGCTTGAGCGACGGATAATACTGAGGATGCTTGGTTTTTGCGTAGATGAGGAGGTAGTGCCATTGAGTGCTCCATTACGGGTCATTAGAGAAGTGCCTCGCCTATCGGTAGCGGGGCGCAAACGAAGGGTCTCTGCATCGTACATCCAATAACCAGCCAAATCCGGCCTCCTAAGTGAGTGCCGGAAAACCCCGGCAGCAAACGCGGGTCTCTCCCCGCCGCCGCACCACTACGCAGGTGTCGCCTTCTGGGCTACTCTTCTTTTTTCACATAGGTGTTAGGCATAACAACCCAGGTGATACCTTCGGCTTTATCAAAGCCCTTAAGGTATTTCTCTCCACCATTGCGGCCGTCCTGCTCATAGAGGCCAACGACACGGGTGTACTGACCATCCTTGCCCTGCTTGTATTTCAGCAGGAAGTCAGGTTGCTTGCCCGGGGTGCGGACAAACGTGCTGGTGGATTCTGTAGCAGCCTGTGCTACAGGGGCTGCAATCGGGGCCGATGCTTTAGGGGCAGCCGGCTTGGTTGCGGGTGCACTGCTCTTACGTGGAATCATACTATCTCACTCCTTCGTCGCCTCCCATCACCTCGGACACCATGTCCTCAATGAGAAAAGCGCTATCACAAATTTACTTTACTCACCCTTGTTGGGGTTGTCAAGGGCTTGTTTCACGGACCCCAACCACTGTTTCAGGCCGCTTTTCTCGTGGGCCGCACAGACACCAGCCAACTTGCAATAGCGTTCCTTGCAGAGGTCAAAACCTCCTCGTTCCCCGTCCGCTTCCTTATTCACAGGGCGAGGGGGCAACTTATCAGTACGCTCGGAACTACTAATGAGGGCATAGTAATCCTCAATTCCCTTTTGGGTAATAAAGGTAGCTACCGAGTCTGCACCCTCCGCAATGGGAGTATACATAAGCTGACCTTTTGTGTTCCATTCCACTCTATATCCAACAATAAAGGGCTCGATACCAAGGATGTCCCCTTGCTCGTTGTAGGAGCAATACTCAGAGAGGGCATCACCTTGCTTAGGAAAGTTCTTGCGAGCAAAGAAACGGGATTCTGAATAGTCGGTCACAGCAAAGTTGCATCGGGACGTGTACCAAATCTCAAAGGGAATCCCCATGCGCCAAGCATAATGACCTGCCTGCATAAGGTGGACGGTCTTGGGCTTGCCTTTAAAGAGAACGTCGCGAGCTGTCCAAAGAGAAGAAACCAGCTTGAGTTCGATACCCCGCACTGGTTGCCATGCTAGCTCGCCGGAGGCGGACGAGGAAGTATTCCTTCCGAGTACAATGTCGGGTCGGCCTGATACTTTGCGTCCGTCAGAGAGGAACCACTCAAGTCCCAACTCTTCCTCACGCTTAAGCACAAGCCCATCTTCTTTAGCTGCTTCCAGCACACGGACCCATAGGTCTTCATTACCATTGCCGGCATCAAACATAAGACTCTTAGTCGCATCCACGGGTTCTATTTCCACCCCTACCATGCGCAGATAGGCCTTGCGGGCACAACTGCCCACAGGGTTACCTTTGTGGTCAAGGACGCCAGTATTTCCCGCCCGTAGCACGCCCAGTTTAGTGGCCTCTTCGGCAGCGTGGGTGGCGCGCAGATTCTCGTGGCCTGCAAGAAATAGTTCAAGTGTGCTTCGCATTACTTACTCCCTTTAAGGGCTGCGTTTTTTGTAAGATATACTCCACCCTTTTCATCCACTTCATACACACCAGGAACAAGCATCTGGCCGGAGGTGGAAGCAGGAACCGTTTTTCCTAGCCGGGTATCTTTATTGGTACCCAAAGCCATAGTATGGAGGAGCATAGCAAGGCTAGCCAAAGCATGGCCAAGGTGAGAAGCACCGCTCTCGGAATCCTGGTCTTCTCCATTCTGCCATTGCGAAATATGCCGCATAGCCGCAGCGATAAGCCGATGAGAATCAAACCCAGCAGTGTAATTATAGCGTCCATAGCGTTTTTCTCCAAACATAAAAGCCCGTGCCATTTGTTCCAATGCAACAAGCGGGATGAGAGATAAGTCTGCTTTTGTTGAGTCATTTTTCTTTGCAGGTTCCGTTGTCATACTCTCTCCTAAAAAGGTACTTCATTTAGTTCAACTGAGAGGGACGCTTCTTTCTTGGCCGCTGCCTTCAGGAGCATCACCATACACGGTGACATAGTAACAGGAATGCGCTCCAGTTGTCTAGCCCAAAACGTACGTTCCTTTTTTACTTGGCGGTCCCTCTTGGCAGCAGTCATCCGCACCACTCGCCACATGCCTTTGTGTTTCTTCATTCTTCTACCTCGAATTGTCGGCCGGTTTTACGCCATTCTGTAAACCATTTAAATTCTTTACGCGCCTCTTCTTCGGTAAGTAAATTACCGGATATATACCAGTTACTCGAATCTCTCCGAACTAGCCACTCATATACAATCTTCTTGCGCGGCGGTTCAACCCACGGCCCCACAATATCCCAATTGTAAGTCGGTCCACTGCAGCAACCATCTTTAGTAAACGAAGCTACATAATCAGTGTCTTCCACAGTTACTACTGCGGCCACTGAATAGGAGCCACGGTTAAGGTCGGTGGCGAGGACCCTCACTTTCAAACCGCTGCGAGTTATGTACAACTTCCCCACTTCCAATTTTATTCCATTACTCATACTGTTCCTCCTCTTCTTGAAGATACTCTTTTACTCCGGCTTTCTGGAGAACTTGATTGGCTACCGCAGATAAACTCTGGCTACAGGGCCTGCTTCCTAGTCCCCATGCTTCATAGCAACGGGCCATATCCTCGAAAGTAATTCCTCCTCCCCTCTCATCGCTTTCCCAGCGAGCTTTAAATTCTGAAGGGGCCATTACTCCATTACGGTCACGAGTACCCATAACCATTCCTCCCTCGCTGCAATTGTATCCAACTCTTCTCGCTTAAGCATCGACTGTCGTCGAGTCGGCCAGAATATTACCACTAGCGCCTTCGCTCCCGGCCTCTCCTGAAACAACCTCGTCAGCGGTAGCTTGAGTGGATAGCTCATTGTTCCCTTCCTCTCGTTCGGTCACGGGTTGCTGCGCAACCAATCCTTCCTCCTGCGCTTCAGCGGCCTTGCCTAGTGCACTGATGCGGGCAATCTCGCGGAGCACAGCAATGCGAGTGAATGCTCCCTGCGATATACCAATCATCTCACAGATGCCTACAGCTGCCAATCGCTCATTAGTGTTTTTCCATTTAACAGCAAAGCTCATTTGTTATCTCCTGTGGGTAGCTTATTTACCACGAAAAGGGGCGCACAGGGTGCCCGCCGCCCCAGCAATCGCTTAGTGTCCGCGATACGTATATTGGATGTCCCCATCGTTACCAAACAAAAAATCCAAACCCCCTGACTGCGAATTACGCACTACTGCCTTACTGTGGAGGGCTTCATTCAGGCCCGGAATATACTTGGACGTGGTGATAAACTTGGGAGCCATCCGTGCAAGGTTATCCCCAATGTGAAGGGTCTCTTGGTCGAAATGAAACAGGATTGTTTTGTCGTCAAGTCCTAAACTTTCTTTCAGTTCCGCCATGATGATAGTGTCAATGGATGCCAGGTCTGCATGGAGGGAAGCTGCACTCTTGCTAGTGATGGGTGCACGCGAGGAAGTGCGCACGCCATGCCACAAAAGGAACGAGCGAGAAAGGGCATAGCGTTCGTCGCAATGCACTAGAATCTGGAATGCCATGGAGGCAGCAATGCCACTCACAAAGCAACGGATACGGGTGCCTTGGCCCTTCACCTCTTCCATTGCGTTCACAAATTGAAAACCAGTAAACACACTACCACCAGGGGAATCAATTACGATGTCCACAGGCTCACCACTTTTGTCCGCGCCCAGCGATAGCAACTTCTCTTGCACCTTGTCCATGTTGCGACCAATCTGGTCGTCGATACCCACAGCGCGTGCGATGTTCACACGAAGGGCAGCAGGGGCACCAAAGGCAGTGTTCACAAGGAAAAGGCCGAGCCATGCACCGAGAAGAAACATAATCACTGTCGTAATCTGACTGTCAAACATGCGTTTAATCACGTATCTCTCCTTTGTCGTTCACGCTCCGCAAACTATTTGCATCGCTGAAACATACATTAGCAAACTGCAAAGAATGTGTCAAGCCTTCCCTACTCCTGCATCCCCCCTATGAACCATTCCAGAAGGAATCATCATCAGGTCCGCTCCCACATAGGAGTACGCCTACACAAAACACAAGGAACAATACCACAAGCGCCATAGAAGCGACCTCCCATGAAAGAGCAGTGATTCTAGCGGGATACCAGGTTGCGAGAACGAAGGGCCCTACCCCGCAACCACCAAAGCCTAGCTACCTGCCCAGTGGTCAACATTGCATAGATGGATTCCATGAGGGCCCGATTCGACGGGGCGTGGGCCTCAAGAAGGCGAGCCTCAATTAAGTTTCGCATCAGCCTGCTCCTGTAATTTAGCACACACCCTTGCTGCGATGCTGGCGCTAGTGACAGCAATGATTTGCTGCAATGCCTTCACATCTTCGATAGAAGAGGTCCCTGCATAAAGGACTCCTAGACATGCGGCGGTCACATCCCCTGTAGAATAATCAGCCCCATCAAGGAGTGGTAGTATCTGGTCAAAAAGGTCTGCTGCTTTCTTACTCATACTCAACCTCACATAGTTAAAAGTTCGTATCAATCGAAGAGTACTTCTCCTGTGTTTATAGGCGACCTCCCATGAACACCGTACCATCCTCTTCGTCTGCGTAATCAGTTTGAACCGCAGCCAGAGCAGGATTAGGGGGGGATGCCATGGCCAAGGTGCCGGCTGTTGTCCGCCACATGAATGCATCGTAGGCCAAATCCCATACCAATTCTGCATCTCCCTTATTCACTGTGTAGCTGTCGTGCATTCCCAGCTGTCGCAAAATTCTATCAGCATATGTGCTGGCCTCATTGTGGGTACTACTCATGGGTATTCTCCTGTTTCTGGGTACGGCCGTCCAGCTTTTTAATTACTTGCGCAGCTACAATTACTTCCTCCAAACTAAGCGTCCCTTTTTCCAGCACTCCAACTAGTATGTTTCGTAAGCAAGTTGCTTGCTCCGGGTTCAGATTAACCAGCTTGTTCTTATTCATGGCGCGCTCCTTTGTTATTCACTACCCGAATAGGCCGCTCAATCTCCTCAGCTACCGCTGTCCAATCAGTTGCAAAAAGGCGACTGAGGAGTTCGGCACCACCAATGAGCCCCACAATAAACGACACACCACCAATTAAAAACCCTGCAAAAAATCCTAGCATACTATTCCCTTTCTTCTACAAGTTTAATTACTTTTCCTTTGCGATGAAATGCGACTTGTTCTGCAATTTGTTCTTCCGCATAAAGCCAAAGATTTCCGGTGTCAGTTATTACTGCCCACGCCACAGTAGGCTCACGCCACGGACCCACAAGGTCAGCTGCGCATTCTACATCCGGCTCAGCTTTTCCTGTAGAAAGGTAATGCCACGTAAGGTCTTCATCTTTTTGAAAAAGAAGCACAATCAAACTGCGGCCAAAGTTGGAGCGTTTGTCAGTATAAAGCACCAGCGCTTTACGTCCATCCCGTGTGCGGTAATATTTACCCACTTCGAATTTCATGTCTCATTCCCTAGTAATAAGTGTTGTATACCGAATGCCCTTAGATATTCCCGACTGCAGCTCTTCTCTGTGAATTTCATATGTATCCAGCAGTCCCCGCCGCGCTTCTCTTTCAGCAATGCCTCCTTTTATTCTATCCCGCATATACACCGCACAATTGTAGCAGATGGAATATCTGCGGTTGCTTTGTATGCTGCCATTCCATTCCTCATAGAATGCCGAACTAGTTGCGGGTTCTGCTGGAGAAAGGCTATAGCACCAATCGCATTCATGAATAGCAAACGTGCTCATCCTGCGTCCTCCCTACTGTTGAACCATGCCTCACATTTCGCCGGGTATTGCATACCACAGAATACTACATTGCCGGGACGGCCGACAGGAAGGGAAGCAAGCAATTTGCGTAAGCGCCGATTAGCGGGGCAGGTATCCGAGTGTGGTCCCTGACCGTGTCCTCCCCCTCCGCCAGTTCTTCGTAGTCCCCTTACAATCTGTTCATTATCCTTGCGGGCAGCTTTGCGGCGATTCTCATCCCATGTATTCATTTCTTTCTCCTTGGTCTAAGTAGTTTAAGAGTTTTGCGAACCTTTTGATACTCGGCAGCAGGTAAACCAGCAGCAATGGCATCCTTTTCGCTCATAGCATACCATTCGGAATACCTTTTTCGCATGCAGCCAATTACAGCATACCCAATAACCAATGTGGTTCCAAACGAAAGTCCCGACACAACTACAATTTCTGAAGGGGATTGAATTCTTGTCTTACCGTAAACCCTAGCATCGCCATAGACCTGAGCATTGCCATAGACCCAAGCATTGCCATAGACCCAAGCATTGCCAAAGGCCTGCGCATTGCCAAAGACCCAAGCATTGCCAAAGGCCTGCGCATTGCCAAAGACCCGAGCATTGCCATAGACCCAAGCATTGCCAGAGACCTGAGCATCGCCATAGACCCGAGCATTGCCAGAAACCCGAGCATTGCCAAAGACCCAAGCATTGCCAAAGACCCGAGCATTGCCAGAGACCTGAGCATCGCCATAGACCCAAGCATCGCCATAGACCTGAGCATCGCCATAGACCTGAGCATTGCCAAAGACCCAAGCATCGCCATAGACCCAAGCATTGCCAGTAAGGTTCTTCAAACTTTGAACCCAGCCTCCTTTGTCCCCCGCTTTTACTCCAAATTTAGGCAAGTCAACAAGAGCCTCAATACGGAATAGGGTGGTTCCAAAATAGTTTTTAGTTTCAGTTGTCAGTTTGTAGTGCATAATTCCTTCACTCCATTCAGTCATAGTGTTTAGCTGAGTACACTAAATGAACTGCCTAGATGGGGCTTCGTCCGTTTCGTTTCACTCCACCATTTGCGGAGTACCTAAATGAATTGTCTGGAAGGGGCCTCATCTTTAATACATTCTGCATGTTTCCGAATATAGGCTTTCACTTTGCGCACAAAGGCTCGCGTTCCTGTGATACCAATGTACCCCGCGTATCCCTGTTCGGGCTCGCGGTGTTCTCCTGCGGAGCTGCCGGTCACGATGTGGCCGTCCCGGAATCCCCATACAAAAGCTCCTCCTTGTCGTCCGTCGCCGGTTCCTACGGAACTACTTCCATCTCTTTTCCGGTTAGTGTACTGCATATCATAGCGTTTTAGCATCTCGAACCATTTCATAGCTGGCATGCTGGTCAAATCAAACCCATACTCGGCACAATCCTTATAGCGCTGAAGGTACTTCACATTGCTCATATAGCCTAGTCCTTACAAATAGAGTACTATTCGTCCATGCCCCTTGCGGGGCCGTTGTTTATGCTGCTGCCAATCCCATGATATGCGACAAAAGACCTTCATCCTTGGCAAGGGCAGTGCGTTCGCTGCGACTACGCATGCGCACACTCTCATTCACTACATTGTAGAGACCCCACGCTGTGCCCGTGTCATCCTCGGCGCGCGTGTCTCCAAAGGCAAGGCGAGAGATGGCATCCTCGCGAGCTCGCTCACCAATAGGCAAGCTGGCTACTATCCCAATGGCGTCCCTCACGTGCGTGTCTTTGGCCATCTCTACCTGAAGGGGCAACTCATTTGCAATGTGCAAAAGCAGGCTCTCGGCAACTAAGGGCAGGTCAAGCACCTTGCCCCTGTTCAGTTCGCCCCATACGTGGCGAATGCGTGTTTCGAATGAGAGGCCGGGCACGCCCACTGTAAGGCCGTTGCTGCACACCAATCTAAAAAGCCCCACTGATATGCGCAAGCTTCGGCGCCCCGTGTTGTCGTTGCTAAGAAATAGTTGAGGGACCAGCGTGCTGTCGCCACCATCCCATGCAAGCGAAGGCAACTTGATTAGGGCTGTCATGCGTCTGTCGTTCCCCACAATCCTCACGTTGGCAGCGCTGTCCACGGCTAGGCCTAATCCTTTTGCCATCAAAGCCAAATCCGCGTTTGATATATGCATAAAACGTGGGCCTACTGCTTGGTCATTGTGAAATGAAATTGTGCTTTGCATAAATCCTCCTATTGCATTCTACCATTATTCCAAAGATACCATCCCCAAAGGGCTCCACCAATACCCACTACTAAATAAACGTAATCCATGCATGCCCCTAATAAAGTGTGCTCATTACTGCCTCATACACCACCGAGCTGTCGCTATTGAGTTCCTCAAGCTCCTCCTCAGTAAGCGCCTCACCACTATCGGACCATTCGGCGTAGCTAATGAATGCGTCACTAAAGTCGGGTGCGTCACGGGTATCCACTCCATCCACTTTAAAGGCCACAGGCTTGCGCTCATTTCGTACTTTTGGCATATCCCCTTGCTCCACGTAGAGTGCGTCCATTCGCATGCGCTTTAGTTCATTATCCATAAAAATAGAGTCGTATTTCATAAATGCTCCCTATTTGTTTGCTACGCGGCACCCTGCACAAAACCACCACTCACTTGCTCAGTCGTCGGGCGCCGGTTACTTTTGAGCCGAAGTCCTACAATCACGCCTGCCTTATCAAGAAATCGGAAGTCATGCTCGTCACCGCTCACCACCTCCCGGCCATGCATGCTTATCGGCAATTCCTCATTTTTCTTGAGACTAAAAACCATCGCCACATTAATGTCCTGCGCAAGAATCATGCCAAGTAACCGGTCCGTAGTCCGCTCCGAGTATGAGTAGGTCACGCTTACGCCCATTGCTTTCAATTTGAATGCCAAGTCAGGCCTTTTGGTGTACTCCCAGAACGTGATTCTGTCCTTGTAGTCCGCATAAATGTGGGTCCAATCAAGGTCGCTGCCGCCATTAAGCCTGACGGCGGGGATTTTATCCATGCGAGTTGCTCGCCTAATCAGGGCGTCAAGCTCTTTGCGCAGCTGGCGCTCGAATCCCGCCCGGTCACTAAAAAGCCAATCACTTTTGCGCTTGCGGGCCGCCCCTACTTTGTCGTCGAAGGCACCACGACCAGCTTTCACAATCAAGCAGGCCTTCATACAGGCACCAGCATTGGGACACAATTCCTTGCGATAGACGGCGCTTGCTAGGTACAGGATGGCCGCCTCGTAAGCGTCGCCCGTGTATTTTGCTAGCTTAGGACTTGCGTCCATTCGTGTGAGGAGTTTCATACTTGCTCCTTATCTGCATATATGAGGATTAGAGCTTCGCCTGCAATCGCCAATGCTTTGGTACTATCGGTTACTTTACCCAAAAGCTTGAACCTATTTTCGTAAGTAGCGGGAAATCGCGCTACCTTTCCGGTCCATTCCTGATATTGGCGCCAAGTGAGAATGTCAGCAACTTGTCCATGCAGCTCACTTAATTTTTGTCCCAAGTGCATACTTTCCCCCTAGTTGATTCCTGTGACTGGCGTTGGCCAGCTAGATTCCATGTCGTCACTCATGCGCTCTCCAAGCATTCGCGCGGCGCCTCTCGGCGAGCTCGGTTTCTCTAGTTATTCCGCCGAGGCGGGCCGCAATCCCTTGCAGCGTATGGCAGACTCTGTCCCTGTTAGGGGACCCTTCGGCAGATTCGGGCGGAAACTTGAGGCCTTTTTGCAGCGCCCCGCTTTGCCTCTTGCTCGGCGGTTGCTAGTAGTACTGCCAAAGGCATGCCAGCGGAAATAGGGCAAGGAAATCCGTGGTGCCCCGCATAGTATGTATGAGCCTAGGCGAATGATTGGTATTTTTGGCGGCCAAGGAATGGGCAAAAAAGCAGGGGCGCCGCCACAAGTACCCAAAACCCGCAGGGTAACCCGCCGGTACTATTGGGGATGTCGAAAGATTGGGCAGGAAGTGTCCAAGGATTGGTCGGTGTCCTATCGGGAGTCTGTAGATATGAAAGGCAGGACCATGTCTATAGACGGCGGATGCCAATTGTTTGGTCAGACAGGAACGGAGCGTATATAGGAATAGGCTGAATTGGTTTTTCGGGAAGAGCGGTATTAGTGCACCCCCCTCCTATATGGGCCAAACGGCGCGCCAGGCTCACACGAGGGGCCAAGTGGGGAGCGTAGGGCCCCATGTAGTTACTATGTGCACCACAAACACACGGGCAGGTATTAGGGGGGCCCCAGAAATCGCGCGCACCCAGGCGTACTCGCTTGGGTTGGATTGGGGAAGGGAGGATACTGCGGGGGGTGGCTACGACTCTATACCGGTAGTATAGAACTAGGGCACTAGCCAGCACAGCCCGGCATCCTATCCCACACCATGCGGCATGCCGCCAATGGGCAGCCCGGGCCCTCAACCTTGTGGCAGGCCGGCAAGTCGTAACTAACGCATATTGCTGGGAGTTCTGATGAGAAGGGGGTGGGGTATCGGAAAGGCTAATGATATTGCAGGGTTATATTATCGGGCCCTCACCCCGCTGCGGCGAGAGCGCATATGGGGGGATGCTTCCAAGGTGCGGACCTCGGGCTAGATAGGGTGCATTGCGGCATCCCACAACCCCCTTTCTAGCTGCCGTCCCCGCTATCCCCCTCCCTTTCCTCCACGGAATCAGCTAACCTATGGGGATGACTAGCCATCATATAACTAGTGGGCACAATAACCCCGCAAAGTCTCGTAGGGCTCCTCATAGATGGGGGCGATAAATTGGATTGGCGAATGATTAGGGGAGAGTAGGCGAGGGGGTGCTTAAGGAAAGGCCTAGCTTTAAAGAAGGCTATGGCATATAGTGCTGTATAGGCTCTAATAGGAGCCCCCGCATAGCCTTGGCTACGGGGACCGTCAGGGACCGTTGCACTGTTTGCCGTCGCTAGCCCTTGCTATGGGGTGGATTCCGAAGGGCGATTGGCTCAGCCTCTTGTATTTAATTATACACGAGCTGCATTTTTTGTCAAGTAAAAAGTGAATGGACCCCCATTTTTTTGTTGACAGGCGCTTGGGGGTGTGCTAAGCTAGTAAATGTCCTCACTTCTAGGATTGGTATGCACAACAAAGTAAAGATTACCTCCGTCCCAGTACGCTTAGCATTCTTGCTGCTTTATGGTAAACACCCATGGCTAGAGATGGTCGGGGACCGCGTGGTCATTCACGACACCTACGCCGCCTACATGGCCTGCGCCCTCCGCAAGAGCCGCTTTATGGATGGTCTTACCAAGCTTCAGCAATGGGGAGTAGTAGGCCGCATATCCTCCCCAGCCCCCCGCCAGCTCATTGTGCAGGTGCATCCGCCAGCCCATATGAGTTTTAAGGCCCCAAACATCGACGCTATTGCGAGCAAGGAGAATAGGGCATGAGTAGAGTATCCGTAGTGGGCGACGCAGGAGAGGCCCTTTCGCAAGCCACAGAGGCACTCCTATTCCGGCCCACTGAAGCCCAGGTGCGTCTCAAGAGCAAATGGCTGGTCCGCATTCAGGATAATCCCGCTATCGATGCCCAGCATGCCTCCCGCAGCGACATCGAGCGGGTGCTAGGTACTTCCTTGGGCAAGAGCTGGGATGACCCCGCCTTCCGGGAATGGTTCCTGAACTCGTCGGAACACCGCGAAAAGATGGAGGAGTTGGCTGAGCTTGCCCATGCGGCGGCCCGCAACCTCCTGCTCAACGAGGAGCCGAAGGTCCAGGGCGCTCGGGCCCAACTCATCAAGTTCATGCTCGAATACAAGAGTCCCAAAAAGAGTGGCAGCGGCCAGTTCCTGGATAAGGCAATCGCCTCCATGGATTCTGCCCAGCTGAGTTTATACCTTGAACGGAATGGCGTTGCCCTCAATGCGACCGCCACCAAGAACATTACCCCCTCTCCGGCATCCCCCCAAACCCTAGACATTGAGTCCGAAGAAACGCCTTGACACCTGCCTTCTTTTATGGTAGAGTATGTGTATCCCTCCTTCCCTTCTCAGGGGCCGGGGTAGTCTTTCTGATTACCTCGGCGCTTCCTATTGAGGTACCATGGCTTCTTCGTTTGTAAATGATTCGCGGGGTACTCGGATAGCGGTTGGGATTGTGCCTGCCCTCTACGACAAGGTGCAGGTGGCCTACCCCGATGCCCTCACTGAAGTATACACGTTCAGCTATGCGGGCAACCAAGTGGGAGTAGTCACGATTGTGAATGACTCCTCGGGCAATCTGGTATCCGCCGAAAGGACCGCGTAGTGGCCCAGTTTAAGCTGAATCCCCTCACCGGCATGTTTGACTTGGTGGATGGTGCGGGCGGGCTGGTTATTGTAGACCAGTTCTCCTATGAGGTGGTCACAGGCACTGCGACTATCCCGGTGAATCAGCAGATGGTCCTCGATAACTCTGTGGAAGTGGCCGAGAACGGCGTCCTGATTATTGCCGGCTCCCTAGCTCTGGAAAACTCGGACGAAGGCCCCGGCACCCCTGACTACATTGCTTCCACTGAGGCTTGGGCTGTGCCCTACCGCCGTCGAGTGGTATCCGCCGATTTTATTGACAATTCCGGTCTCCTCGAAGTATATGGAGTACTAGTTCTATGACAGCATCCCGCGTACGCCTAACGCAGGGCTCGCAGCCCGGGTCCCCGCCTACTAACACCCACGAAGTATTCATTGGTGCTGACGGACATCTGAAAAAGATTGACTCGGCCGGCACCGTTACCGACTATGAGCCGGGCGTTGCCTTTGTATCCTCAGTGACCGATACGGCATCGGTGGACCTAACGGTCGCCCTTGGAGCCCTTAGCGCTGCCCTTACGGCCACTGGGGTGGCGGCCGGCACCTACGGGTCCCTCACCCAAGTTCCCTCCCTCATTATTGATGCTCAGGGGCGTATTACCGGCGCCTCCGTTGTGACTCTCTCATCAGCATCTCTTTCCGATTTTACCGAAGCAGCCCAAGATGCGGTAGGTGCGGCCCTCACGGACACCAGCACAATCGACTTGACATATAACGACGGCGCTGGTACTATTAGTGGTGACGTGAAGCCTCTCTCGCTGGACAACTCCCACATCGCTGCGGGAGCGGCAATCGAGGCAAGCAAACTGGCGGTTTCGGCTACGTTTTCTGAACAGTATGGATTCCCTACTTCGGGAGACACTTTTGATGAGGCATTCTCAAAACTAGCATGGTCTCAGGCTCTTCAAAATAACACAGTATCCGCTGACTTTACGGTGCCTTCGGGGCACTCGTGGATTCGCGAAGAGACTACGCTTTCTGGTACCACAACTATCACGCTCGAATCGGGCGCAACTTTGAGGCTAATCTAATGAGTAAGATTGTTACAAATAACCAGGCTTCCGCTGCCATCAGTACCCCATCCTCTGGCAATACTGCCATCTACGTGGACTCGGCAGATAAAAAACTGAAGACCAAGGATGACTCCGGCACAGTCACTGATTATTCTGCTCCCGGCAGTTCCATCACTGCCCTGACAGGTGAAGTGACGGCATCTGGCCCAGGCTCAGCAGCCGCTACTGTCTCCAACGCAGCAGTCATTGCTAAGGTACTCACTGGGTTTGCAGAAACTTCGGGCACCGTTACGGCAGCCGACTCTATCCTGTCAGCCATTGGCAAGCTTGCAAGCCGCAATGATGTGAGTGAATTTGGTGACGGCTCAGACGGGACCGTGACTATCTCGTCAGATACAACTCTTGTTCGCGACATGTATTACGATACCTTGGTTGTGGATGCAACGGTAAACCTGTTTCCTAACGGGTTCCGAATCTTCGCAAGAGAAAGTGCCGTTATCAATGGATTTATTAGCCGGAATGGCAACGATGCTGTAGGAAACACTGCCGGAGCGGCGCTTGCGGCTGGCTCTTTGGGTGCCGCCTCTGCAGGAGGCGCCGGCGGCGGTGTTGGCGCCGGGTCAGCAGGGAGTGCTGCTTCTCCTACTTTAGGCGGAACTTCCGGTTCTGGCGGAGCCGGGGCGGCGGGCGGTGGCGGCGCCGCTGGCGGGAATACTCCCCCCACGGCCGCTCAAGGAGGAATTGAAGTCCTTAAAACCGTCAGAATGGGGGCAACCGCCCAGGTTCTCGGAGCGACGCCCTCTCTTGTGCTGGGTGCGCCCGGCGGCGGGGGCGGCGGCGGCGGAGGCGTTGCTTCTTCAGGCGGCGGCGGCGGCGGTGGCGGTGGCGTGATTGTGATTGCTGCCCGCTCACTTTCTGGCACAGGCACTATTCGGGCCAACGGCGGTAACGGAGGAAATGCTCCGGGCGTAAACGGCGGTGGCGGGGGAGCTGGCGGGGGCGGAGTAATTGTGACCATCTCCCAGAATGACGTGACTGCAACAAGCCTCACGTTTGAAGTGAATCCAGGAAATGCCGGCAGCGGAAACGGAACAGGGGTCGGCGGAAACGCTGGCTCGGCAGGACGTACTTACAAGCTAAGGAGCTAAAATGGCTACTTATGCAATCTATGACATGAGCACTGCCCGAGTCATGGGCATCTATTCAGCAGATGGCCCTCAGGCCGAAGGTATTGCAAGCGAGGGCCGCACGCTTCGTCATGCTCGCGTGCCTGTAGGCGTGGATATTGCCTTCTCTCATCCAGAACAAGTGGAAGGAGAGTGGGTGGCGGTGACTAATCCCGACGCTCCTCCTCCTACTCCGGTGCCGTCCCCAGACATGGTCGCTATCACGGAAGGCCTTGTAAAAAATGCCATTGATTTTGGATGGCAAGTACTTGTGCAGTTTGCTGCCGAGAATGTGAGAATGGGAGTTACCCAGGCAGGCAAGACCAAGCATATCCGAGAAACGCTCCAATCAGTGATTTTGTGCCTGCTCTCTGGTTCTCTCTACGATGCAATTGCTGAAGCTAAAGCGGTGCCCGATGAAGCCAAGGACCCCGTATTCCTTACGAATGCCCGTCTCCTTGCTTTTGTGAATAAAATCGAAGCCCATTTGGGATTAGCAGCGAGTACCTCTCTTTGAAAATACTTGCCACCCGAAGTTCTAAGCCAGGTTCCAAATTCATTCGATGGGCAACTGGCGAAGATGTCTCCCACGTAGCTCTTGAGTTGAGTAACGGAATTGTTATTCACAGCAATGGCAAAGGCGTGCACCTAGAGGGTAGCAGGTACTTTCGAGAGCACAACCAGGTGGTTTATGAGGCCCAATACATTGGGTTTATGGGCGAGCCCCAGGGACTTATCGATAGACTCCTGGCTGCTGAAGGAAGCCCTTACGATTTCCTCTTGCTTTTGAGCATGGGTTTGCAAAAAGCAGGCATTCCCGTTCCTAACTGGAATCGTCCCAATGCATTCATCTGCACTGAAGTTATTGCCAAATATGTGTTTGGCTCCAATGATAAACTGACCCCTGGTCAAGTTATTGCCAGGGTAACTAATTCGCCTCTTTGGGAGGTTAGGAGAATCGCATGAGCAACGGTTGGTCTGTACAAGAACGAAAACTATCTACGGTAAGTGCTTTGGGAGCATCTCTCACGGACTCTCCGATTAGCGAAGCATTCCCTATCAATCAGAATGCTGCGTGTCGCGCCTTTGTAGTTAAAATCAAAGTGAGTGGCGTCACTGTGGGAGCGGGCATTACTGCTAAGCTGCAAACAGGAATTGACGGTGAATTTGTGGATAGCAAAACCGTAAGCATTAGCGGCAACGGCAACTTCTACATTAAACTCCTGGCCGCCGCAGCTGGTGACCAAACATTCTTCCCTCTCCTGAACACCGGCCGCGTAGTTATTACGACTGGCGCAGGGTCCGCTGTAACAGTGAGCAAAGTCCAGATTCTGGAGTAATCCCTTGTGGATAATTTGTCGCCAGATGAGAAGTCCAAGCTTCTTGCTGCCGCTGTGGCTCGTCTTAAGAGGCTGCAGCTTCGCGAAGCGTTTGACCCCACCAAGCCAGATTCCAGGCCCACCCCCGCCCAACTAGAGGTCCTTCAAGACTTCGGTCATATTCCACAGCAATGGATTGTAACGGGTAACCAGGCCGGCAAAACGGCCACTTGTGCCCGTAATCTCACATGGTTTATCACCGACTCCCACCCCTACTGGAAACGCCCCAAAGGATGGGAAGGAGAGGCACTCCTAGCCCTCGTCTGCGGCCGTACCGGCAAGCAAATCGAGCACTCTCTCGTTCCTCGTATTGTGGGGTTCCTGGAAGAAGGTACCTACAAAGTGGTGCGGGTGGGGAACATCACCCAACATATCGAACTACTTGAAGGTCCGGGTGCCGGCAACAAAATTGTGTTCCAGTCCTTAGAGAACCCTAACCAGGCCCGAGAGCGCCTTCAGTCATTCGTAGCCCACTTCTGCTGGACAGACGAGATGCCAAACGATGTGAGCATCATTGGCGAGATTCTGACTCGCCTTATTGCCCGTAACGGCTACTTTATGGCCTCCTTTACCCCGCTGGTCCATAACCAGAGCATCAAGAATATGGTAGAGGGAGCAGCTCTCCCTTCAGGCAAGCGCTACCGTTTCCGGATGTTTGATAACCCCGTATACTCCTCTCCCGAGCGGCAAGCCGAGATTATCCAGGGATTTGCCCACCTCTCCGAGTCGGAACGGAATGCCCGTTTATTCGGCGACTGGGTAGCCCCAAGTTCCAAGGTGTATGACCCTGAAGAAGCTAGGGTTTTTGTGTCAGTTCCTGACCACTACTCCCCAGGGTGGCGGCATGTGAGGAGTGTAGACCCTGCCATTAGTAGTAAACTGGGATATGTGCTACTGGCCGAGGACCCGGTCACGGGCCATTGGTGGGTAGTTAAGGCCAAATATATTGAAGGTATCCGAGACCCCAACGTGCTTTTTGAGCTTGTACTCAAAGAGGATATGGGTTATAATATAATGCGCAGGGTATGTGACCCCCACGAGACCTGGTTCATTGGCCTAGCTTCCGCTAAGCAGATGACTCATGTAACTCCCTATGACAAGAGCAATCGGCGTGGGGAAATGATTAGCAAGGCCCAAAGTAGTCTTGGCAAGACCCTGTTTATTGGTAACTGGAATCGGGAACTGTGGGACGAACTCACAGGGATGCAGTGGAGCGAGACTACCGAAGGCAAGATTGCCAACTCCTCCAAATATCACCAGCACGATGCGCTGCTATATGCCCTCGACTGTCTGCCTCCTCCCGACAAAAACTTTGTGCCCCGCACATGGTATCAGGAAGTAATGGACAATCATCGGTCCTTTAAGAAAAAAGAAGCTACCCGTCAGATGGTGGCTCAAAACAGAATTACTAGGAGAACCAGATGGAAATCGCGCTCGTTTCATTCCTAGTCACTTTCACTCCAATCATGGGACTTCTGTTTCTAGGCATGCGCCGGGAACGGATTCTTATTGAAACGGAACGGGTGAAATTGCAAAAGCTTACTCAATGGGCGGCTCGTGCCCGTCGATTCAAGAGGCTCCAGTGAGAAATACTCACCCGCACCAGAGGTGCCTATGAAAGTATCCATTACCGTGGACATGCCGATGCCCTCGAAAGAGAAGGCGGCAAGCGCAAAACCAGCCCCTTCCCTCAAGGAACGAGTGGAATATGCCATTTGTCAAATAGAGTGTCGGAGTCCACTCAAAAATGATTCTATTGTATTTCTGCGCAAAGTGTTTAGCATGCTAGAAAAAAAGGGCCGCCTCTCTGAAGAAGAAGCCGCCATCAAGGATTCAATTAAGCCCGCTATCCAAGACTATGGCTCCTACCATAGCGGAAGTGACCAGGAGTAATTATGGCCCGTGTGATTAGTTGGATGAGTGACGACGAGATTCGCAGCAACCTGGGCAAACGCCTGGCCAATGCTAAGCAGGCCCGCAGCAAGTTGGAGAACGAGTGGTCCACGAATGAGCGGATTATCTATTCTACTACTTCAGCTTTAGGTTTGAGCGGGGATTCCTTGGTATCTGCAGGCAACGGCCAGACCGCCCTTCAGGTGGACCAGGACGAAGCCCCTTCCTACACCATGAATTATGCCTTTAAGAACTTGCGCCTAGTTCACAGCAAGCTTGCAGCTAACCCTCCCTCCGTTGTTCCTCGCCCCACTTCCAATGACCCCTCTGACCGACGCAAAGCAGATGCAGCCGACCGGCTCATTCGCTATGCTCTCCGCCAGTATGACATGAAGGAAGTGCACGACCAATGCGCTCTTCTGTGTCTTCTCCATGGAACAGGTTTTATCAAGAGTTGCTGGGACGCAGATGCCGGCGACATTCTTGAGTTTGATGAAGAGACTGGCGAAGTGACCACCGAAGGTGACATGCACTTTGGTCCCCGCAGCGTATGGCAACTCTGGCTTGACCCGGATGCCACCTGCTGGAAAGAAGTGAACTATGTGTTTGAGCGAATTCTAATGCCCTACGAAGAGGCATGCTACCGCTTCCCCGATAAGAAGGACTTGCTCCAGCGTGTGCGCATTCAGCAAGACACCGCTCGGCAGCAGACTTCCACTAGCTCGCCAATGGAACGCGAGAAATATGATGTGGTTGAACTCTTCCAGTATTGGGAGCGCGGTGCCCCGTTCAATGGCATGGTTGGCCGCTTTGCCTGGTGTCTGGGCGACGGTACCCCCATCAGCAAAGTAATGCCTAATCCTTACCGTTTCTCTGTGCCCGTGGACAAGGGCATCAGCCATCCTGAAGACAAACCAATCAAGAAAGAACAACTGAGCAAAGCCGGCCTTCCCTACCATGTTTTCACCGACGTGGATGTGCCGGGTACGGCGTACGGCAAAGCTAGCGTGAGTTATCAGGCCCCACTTCAAACGCTTCACAATGACATCCTGAATGCTTCCGTAGACATGCTGCAAGCACACGGCGTGGCCCGCATTGTGCTCCCCGAGGGCACCGAGATTGCTGACGGCAGTATCACCAACAGCAACTGGGATGTTATCAAGATGACGGGCAGTGTGCCTCCTCATTTCATGGCCCCACTTCCCATGCCACAGAGTATGCCAGAATTGCTCGATAGGGCAAAAATGGGCGTGGATGACATGGCCGGGGTGAATGAGAGCATGTTTGGCCAGCAAAGCCGTGAGCAAAGTGGTTACTCGATGCAGTATGCCACCCAGCAGGGCGACATGATTCGTCACCGCCTGTTCGTGAAATACACCAAACTAGTCGAGGACGTGTATAAGGCATACCTAAATATGGTCCGCAAGTACTGGAACACCGAGCACACTATCCATGTGCTGGGTAAGGAGAAGGCCTTCGAGGCCCTAGACATTCAAGGGGCCGATATTGAAGGCGGGTTTGACCTAGTAGTTGAGTACGGTACTAGCGTGAGCCTTGACCCCGTTGCCCGCAAGCAGGAAATCCTCACCCTTATGCCAGTCTTTGAAAAAGCCGGCATGAGTCCCCGCAGCATCCTGAGTATGCTCAAGATGAATGAGTTAGATGGCCTTCTTGACCGGGTCCAGATGGCAAATGACAGGCAACGGGAAATTTTTGAAAAGATGGTGAAAACTGGGGTGTACGAAGCTCCCCGCAAAATTGCAGACCATGTGAATATGCTGGCCTACGCTTACGACTTTATTATGGGAGCAGAATTCCTTTACCTAGATGAAGAGCATAAGAAGCTAATTGAGCGGCACATTGAAGAAAGAGAAGCAATTGCAGCCACCGGGCCGGTAGCGCAGGGAACTACTCCTTCGGCGGAGAATCTTGCGGACGCCGCACCCATGCCAGCCATGCCGTAAACTCCTCAATAGAAAAATCGGATTTTGCCCGATTACAGAAATCGCAGCAAGGGACTATGTTATCCAGAGTGTATCCTTTATTATTATCCACGCGGTCTATAGAGTTATAAACAAACTTAGAAAATCGGGAAGAACCTACCTGTGCGGGAGGTTTTCCGCAGTAATGACAGGCTTTGGTAGTAATCTCGTAAATCTGTTCTCTGGATAGGGAGAATTCTCTTCCTTTTTTTCGTGCGTTAGATTCATACCTGTTCATTAGTGACGTTATATACACATGCTCATCTGGCTTGCTATGATTTATGTACCTTCGACAGCCACATGAAGTCGTAAGTCCTGACCGCAGAGTAAGACTTGTGTAGGATTTAACCGTCCCACAAACACAACGCGCATTCCATCTGCTTACTTTTTGCCCAGAGGCCAAAACTCTAGTCTCCGCATAAGAAACCACCGTCAGTGCCCCAAATACTTTTCCTAAGATATCGATTCTCTTGCCCATTTGGTACCTCCACTAAATACTATAACACTTACTGCTCCGGTTGTCAATAGTAATACCTCCCTACTCCGGCATCCCCCCTATGCAAGCGGGCATGGATTTGGCCGCTGGGCCAGCTGCCGCCCCCGTTCCTCCTATGTAGCCTCCCCCAAAAAAGTGCTTGACTTCTGGAATCAGTTCTGATATAGTCTATGTATAAGGTGAGACATCCTTATAAGCCGCCCTTGAGTGGCATCCCCCCGGCCCCTCCAGTCCTGAAACACGGATTGCGAGGGGCCTCCCCCTTGGCCTCTAATGCCCCATCCCGAATTCTTCGGGCCGGACAGACCACGCAGGACACCCTGCCCTTAGCCCACCTCCCCTACTCCGAGACGGCACAAAGGAATAGTTATGAGTAACCCCGCCCCCCAGGCCGTAGTGGCCAATCCGGTCCAAGCAGCCCTTGAAGCATTCAAAGGAGGCAAGGACCCCGAAGCAGCGGTTTATGGTAGCACAGGTAGCGTGAAACCGGCGCCCGCTGAAGAACTCCCCGCAGTCGAGGAGAGTTCGGCCCCAGATACACAAAGCTCTGAGGCACAGGAAACCCCCGAGGAGGCACAGGCGGAAGCCCTGCCAGACGAAGAGGAAATTCTTGTAACCGACGATGCAGGTAAGCGGAAAATCAAAGTCTCCTTTAAGGACCGAGAGCGCATCAAGAAGGCCTTTGCGGCCGAAGCTGGAATGAGAAAGTTCCAAGCTGAGCGGGATAAAGCCATCCGGAAAGCCTCTGAGCTAGAACGGATTGCCCCGGAATACCAGGACCTAAAAAAGTCTTGGGGTGCGGTCGAAGAGGCATTTCAGAAGAGTGGAGTACAGGGCTTAGTCAACCTGCTCGCAGGAAAAGACAACGCCTATGAATCATACATCCAAGCAGAAGTAGACAAACGGAACAGACGGGCAACCGCTTCTCCGGACGAACTGCAAAGGATGGACCTAGAAGAAGCTCTGGACACAGAACGCAGAGAGCGCACTAGGTTAGCCAAGCAAGTGGAAGAGCAACTGAACTCTGTGAAAACAGAGCGGGAACTTGCCCAACAAAAGGCTGCTGAATCCGTACTACATCCCACCTTCAATAAATACCGATTCGCTGGTCAGTTAGGAGACGAGGCTCTCGAAGAACGCCTTGACTCTGCTATTTGGGAACAGGCTAAGGCCGAACTCGCAAAGCAACAGAGCGACGAGATTTCCGCAGCCGATGTGGACCGCGCATTCCGTGAAGTAGCCAGCTCGTTTCGGAAAGTAATCAAATCCGAAGCTAACAAGCAAACGAAGCAAGCTATTGCCACCAAGAAAGCAAATGCCTCAGAAGCAGCCGCAGCCGCAGCAACCAGAGGAACTACCGCCAGCACCGGCCGTGACGGCGTAGTAAAAAATATGGGCTCAGGGAAACTTGGCGATTCCTTGCTGGCCATCATGACAGGTCGCCTTAAACTGTAATCCACCGCCCCAATAACGGGGCTATTTAAAGGGTACTCACATGGCATTCGCTCCTATCGGTGGCAGCTCTTCCAGCTCTATTGGAAAGTTGCTCCAAATCGTCTTCTCTGAAGGCGTCCGCAGTCAGATTTCAGCAGACTACAAAGACTGGGAACAAATTCAGATGGTTCGTGAAGGTGACCCAATGGGCCGCCAAATCCAGTTCATGTTCCAAAAATCTTACGGTCCTGCAGCTGTGCAATACCGTAACCCCAGCAACTCGGCTGCTTTCCCCTCAGCACAAGCTATCAGCACGTCTGAGCACACGGCAACCTACAAAGAACTCGATGCAACCATCGAAGTTGACTACAACTTGTGGTTCCAACTCCAGAAGTCTCCTAGCAACCGCTATGCAGACCAACTGGCTCTTGAAATCCAGTCCAAAACCATCGCCATCAAGCGCCGCATGGCAGCTGACCTCTACGGCGACGGAACGGGCGTTGTTTGTCAATTGAACGGTGCAGCTTCCGATGCAGCTATCGCTTCCGGCGAAGTTACCATCACGGTAGCTGATGCAGACGCTTCCTACGGCCATTTCGGCTGCTTGGAATACGGTGACCTTTTGTCGGCATACTCGACCGCAGGCGCAGCTGTTGCTCCTACTGGTGGTTCTAGCTTCTACGCTTACCGCGTTAAGAGCAAAAATCGTCGCGCAGGAACGGCAGTCCTTGAACTCGTTAGCTCTGCTGGCGCGGTTCTCACGTCGTACACCGCTTCCAACTTGGCTTCGAACAATGTGTTCTACCGCATTGGTCAAGAAACCATTCCTAACCTCACTACCCTCACGAACTACTCAGACGCAACTGAAGTCTGGGCAGGACTTGAATCTTTGGCTGCTGCTGACGGACGCTCTGTCCACGGTATCACCATGAGTGGCGTGAACGCAGGAACCCAACTCGACAACGCAACTGCAGCTATCGACGTTAGTGCCCTCCAAGCACTGATGGACGATGTGAAAATCAACGTAGGCGAAGGCGTTTACAGCTGGAAAAAAATGTGCATGGCGCCAGAAACCCATGCATCATTCGTTGAAAGCCGTGAAACTGACCGCCGCTTCATGAGCATCGACGACGCCGCTCGCGGTATCAAGAAGTTCGGATTCCAACACGGTAACGACTTCCTCGAAAGCTACACCAGCGAATTCATCAAGAAGAAGCGCCTGTGGGTTCTTCCTGAAGCAAAAGCTGGCAATAAAGTCCTTGAGTGGCACGGAACGGACTTCGAGCCGGTTCGCGTTAAGAGTTCTGACGAATTCATGATGAAGCCCTCTTCGAGCGGCGGACACGAGCGCAGAGTCGTTTCGTACCTCCATTCGTCTGGCGTCATGATTGCGAAGCACCCACAAGCAATCGCTTGCTTGCGTAACTTCACAGCCTAAGCATGAGCCCCTGCGGGGGCCGAGCAGTTTTGTGGTACCTGCTTGGTAAAAACCACTCCTTTGCTCCCCCTTTGGGGAGGTCTCGGCTCGACCTTAAATTGTCTCCCGGCCTGGCGTTACCCAGGAAAAGTTATTAGGAAACACCCATGCAATCACCTTCCCGTACAGCTCCAGGCAAATATCCCCGCAAGATGAACAAAAGAGAAGCGGGCGTCCTTGGCAAGTTTGCTAAGCAAATTGCTACTTTTATCTATGACTATTCTGTAGATGGCGGAGCAATCGCTACCTACTCTTCTGGTGTTCAACTACCAGCAAATGCAGTTGTCACTAATGTGTACTCAGATGAACAAACCAACATCACTAGTGCCGGCTCCCCCACCCTGCAAGTATTGGCAGGAAGCACCGCCCTCACAGACGCAGAGCTAAAGGCAGCATTCGCTGGGACACAATCACGCGCCTTAGCGTCGTCTGCAACTGCCATTAAAGTATCCTCTGCTAGCGAACTAAAGCTAGATGTGACCACCGCCGTCCTTACCGCAGGCAAACTGCGCGTAGCCGTCGAATTCTACATCAGCGAGTAATTCTTCCTTCCTCCCCCGAGCTAGTGGCTGGGCCGTTGCTCAGTCCCTGGCGGGCCCTTCCTGGGACTAAAGGTCTATGGCAACTACCCTCACACGCAATCTGAAACTGCGCCTCGATAGCAATCTCACGGCTAATGCCAAGTATAACTTGTCGCGGCTGGATTTGCTGGGCGCTGTATTCAATCTGGACAACAGCAATAACTCTGTTATCCGCTCGATGCAGTCCATTAGCATTCGCCCTAACGACGCCTCTATTGGAGGTTCCGGCATAGGGGGGGATGTCACGATTGGGTCTGCTGACCAACCCCTGGACTCTATAAGCTTCCACGCTGACGTAGTAAGCACAGGGGCTGGTGGCCTTGCCCTTTCTGATGCCGCTGCGGGTGGTAATAAGACCCTATCGCTGGTTTACGATAGTAGTCTGAGTGGTTCTGTAGACACTGCAGGTAACCGCACACTGCTCCTGGACCTTAATGGTGCAGACAGGCAGCTTATTCTTAGCGGCAATCTATCTCTTCTCGGCAGCGGAAACCTAAGTCTTAGTCTTAGCGGTAACACCTCTTGGTCTCTCCCTGCCTCCAACTCCGCAGGATTCCTTTCTAACGACGGCTCTGGTACCCTATCTTGGATTCCTGCCTCCGGCGCGGGAACGGTAACTAGTGTAGGACTCACCGCATCCTCTCCTTTGCAGTCCAGCGGAAGTCCGATTACCTCTTCCGGTTCCTTTACTTTGGGATTTGCTGACCAAGCAGCGAATACCGTTCTTGCTGGCCCCACAAGCGGAGCCGACGATGCCCCTTCTTTCCGTGCGCTTATTGCCGAAGACTTAAATCAAATTGTAGGGTACCGTGCTCTGAGTGAAACTTGGACAAGCGGCACTACGCTTACTGTAACGCACAATTGGAATACCCGCAAGATTCTTGTGGAAGTTCTTGATGCTGACAATGACTACCGAGAAATAATTGTTGATGACGAAAGTCGTCCCACTGATAACACTGTGGTGCTCCAGTCCAATACGCCTCCTTCGGGAGCGGGCTGGGTTGTACTACTCAAAGAGGTCCCCTAACGGACCCCGGTGTTATTCCACCCACAATAGCATCCCCCCTATAGAGAGGATATATGAGTAAATTTTACGGCAACGTGGAGATACGCAACAACGGCAAGCTAAAGCTGCTGGAAGGTTCGGCGGGCAGTAATTTCGTTTCCCTCCGGTCACCGGCCTCCATGAGTTCCGATGTGGAATTTGTGATGCCTGGCGCGGACCTGGCCTCAGGTGCCCTGGTTTCGGATGGTTCCGGTAACCTAAGCCTTAGCCTCCTCGCCAACGCCAATATCAGTGGTAGCGCGGCCATTGCTTATTCGAAGCTGAACCTGGCCTCTAGTATCGTGAATACGGACGTGGCCTCAGGTGCGGCTATCGTTGAGAGCAAGTTGAGCCTGGACTTTAGTACGAGTTCCCTCAACACGGCTATTGGTGGGAAGCTCTCCCTTAGCGGCGGCACTATGACTGGTGCTATCAATGCTGGTGGGTTTGCTCTTAGTAACCTAGGGGCTCCTTCTGCCAGTTCCGATGCTGCTACCAAATTGTATGTGGATAGTGCAGTCAATGGCCTTAGTTGGAAACAGCCTGTGCGGGTTGCCTCTACAGCAAACGTAGCTATTGCTACCGGCCTTGAGAACGGCGACTCCATTGATGGCGTCACGCTGGCCACAGGCAACCGAGTGTTGCTAAAGAATCAAACGGCTCCCGAAGAAAACGGTATTTATGTGGTAGTCGCGTCCGGTGCGGCTTCCCGCTCTTCCGACATGGACTCCCTCACTCCTATTGACGAGGTGAATGGGGCCGCTGTCTGGGTTCTCGAAGGAACGGCTAACGGCGATAAGGCATTTGCTGAGACTGCTGAAGTAACTACGCTGGGAACGGACCCTCTTGTATTTGCTCAAATCGGTGCCGGAACTGCCTATACTGGTGGCGATGGTATCACTATCTCCTCTAACGACATCTCGGTAGACCACGATGGTCAGGGCCTCCAATTTAGCTCTAACCAACTGGCTCTTGAGCTAGATGGGACTACTCTGAGTAAGAGTGCTTCCGGCCTTAGAGTAGCTGCTCTTGGTATCACTAACTCAGAAGTAGCATCGGCCGCTGCCATTGCTTTCAGCAAGATGGCTGCCCTTACTACCAACCGTGCCCTAACAAGTAACGGCAGCGGAGTAGTCACTCCTTCTGCAGTCACCGACACTGAACTCGGATACGTGAGTGGCGTTACCTCCGCTATCCAAACTCAGTTGGGAACAAAGGCCAATAAGGCCGGCGACACCTTCACTGGACATGTGGTTCTGGACAATCAGAAAGAAGTCCGGTTTGTAGAAAGTGGCAGCACCAATTACACTGCACTTCGCAGCGCCGCTTCCACCGCCGCCGATACTACCTACGACCTCCCTGCCGCCTACCCGGCATCCTCTGGCTACCTCCTGGCTTCTACCACCGCTGGTGTCATGAGCTGGGTTGCTCCCTCGACTATATCCAGCTACAAAGAAGACTGGGTCACCGCCGATACGGCAACCAAAACTGTTACTCACAACCTGGGTACTTTGGACGTTATTGTGCAGGTGCACGATATTGCTAGCGGCGAGACCATTCAAATTGACACGGTTACCCGCACCTCGGCGAACGCCCTCAGTCTTGTGTCCAACAGTGCTCCTCCTGCAGGCAGCTGGCGCGTGCTTGTACTTGCGGTGTGATTAAGGTAGACATTTCTTCTATTTTTTAGTAATATAAAATAGGAGGCAATTATGTTATCTCTGCTTAAAGAAATTGGATTTTCTGACAAAAATAAGGCAGGAAAAAGAAGAAAGATGGGCATTTTTGCCTGCGGATGTGGCGTTGAGGTAGTGCAGCCTCTTTCCACGGTTAAAAACGGGCATGTGCGTTTCTGTGAAAAATGCGGAAGGGTTGAAGCTGGCAGAAATAGTAGAAAAGACCCAAGTCAAGTTGTTGCTAGCCGGGTGTATTTACGTACTAAATCAAATGCCAAAATAAGGGGAATTAAGTTTTCTCTAACTAGAGAAGAGGCCTACCGTTTAATATTAAATACCTGTGCGTATTGCGGCCAATACTCTCCCGGAGGAACCCTCCACTGGGACGGTGTGACCCAGGAAAGGGCCGAAGAGTTGCAAGTCCCTTATTGCGGTATAGATAGGATAGATAGCGGGGGTGGGTACACAAAAGAAAATTCAGTTTCTTGCTGTAAGCGCTGTAACCTAGCAAAACATGAAATGACAAAAGAAGAGTATATAAATCACTGCTTAGCAGTTATTCAGTTTCACGAAGCCCAGTTTTTGGGTGCTCCCAACCGCCTGATTACAAGGGCAATAAAGGAAGTTCCATGAAGTTATTTGGTTCCCTTACAGAGGTCTTAGCCGTCCTTTTTCGTAAGAATTCACAACAAATTACGCTTCGGCCAAATCAAAGTACTACCTACACAGCGGCCAGGGACTTTCAGTTACCCCCCGGAGACTCCGACCAGTCGCTAGCTTCCGCTACCTCTGCAACCGTATTTACTAATAAGACTTTCGATGCCGATGCATCAGGCAACAGCATCAGCAACATTGAGAATGCTGACATCAAAGCTGGCGCTGCCATCGATGCGGCCAAAATCCACGACGGCTCTGTATCGAACACAGAGTTTGGACATCTTAATGGGGTTGCTTCTGCAATCCTCGGCAAAGATGATGCTGGTACGTTTACCAACAAAACGATTGCTGCAGGCAGTAACACAATCACAGGCCTTACCAAGAGTGATGTGGGCCTGGGCAATGTGGACAATACGTCCGACGCTACAAAGAATGCTGCTGTGGCGGTCCTCACCAACAAGACAATTGACGGTGACCTAAATACTCTCCAAGACATTGCTCTCAGCTCGCTTAAGACAGACGCAGGAAATCCAAGCAAGGTAATTGCACGTGATGGCTCCGGTGCAGTCGTCAATGGAAACCCTATTCCTAATGCGTCTGCTCTTCTTACGACAGACTCTACTTCTGTTATTACCAACAAGGATATTGATGGCGGGACTGCTTCTAACTCGTCTCGGTTTACGACTCCAAAAAATACTACATCCAACCTAAATGCGCTGACAAGAAAGGCTGGAACCCTTCTTTACGACACCGACACCTCTGAATTAAAACTTGATAATGGGGCAACGCTGGCCGCATTGGCGTCTTCTGTAGCCGCTACCCCTACAGTAGCAGGAATTACCACCTCTTACTTTCCTTCTATCCAATCTGCAGTTAGTGTGGTAACTAATAACAATGCCACCTCGACTACCTCAGATGGATTTTTAGCGTACTTTTTTTCTACTGGGAATGTTGCTAGAACATTTACATTACCTGCGGCTTCTTCAAATGCAGGAAGAATGCTTGTCGTTAAAAAAACAGATACAGGCACAGGTAGTGTTACTGTGACTCGTGCTGGTTCCGATACTATTGACTCCGGCACTACTTTTGTTTTATCAAAACGATTTGAATATGTGGAACTTATCTCTGATGGGGTAAGCTCTTGGAATATTGTTGCAACAAATAAATCATACACTACTCAAACATTTACGTCTGGTTCTGGTACCTACACTTCCCCGGCAGGGGTTGCATATATTAAAGTATTTTGTACAGGCGGAGGCGGTGGTGGTGGAGGTGACACAACAAACGGAAATGCCGGTTCCAGCAGTACGTTTGATACCCTTACTGGCGGCGGTGGGTCTGGAGGGATTATTAATAGTGGCGGCGGCGGTGGGACAGCATCTAATGGCGATTTAAATATTTCAGGCGGTGGCGGAATGTTTGGCACCACTGCAGCCTCTCCTGCAGGTGGTGGTGGTGCTACTTTTTGGGGAGCAGGTGGGCGTGGGTGTAGTTCAAATGCTACTGGCTCTCCTCCAGACTCTGGAACAGCTTATGGTTCCGGTGGCGGTGGAGGAGGTAATGTCGGTAATTTAAGAGGTGGCGGAGGTGGGGGAGGGACCGCAATAAAGACTATGGCAGCCGGAAGTTATTCTTATGCAGTAGGAAGTGCTGGAACTGGCGGAAGTACTGGCGGAGCCGGGCCAAATGGTGCAAGTGGCGCTGCCGGGGTTATCTATGTAGAAGAATTTTACAGCTAAGGTTATATGACAAGGAAAGTTAGAGATGAATTCAGAATCCCAATACCTCCAAGAGCGCCTCGACCAAATAGCAGACGTGCTCCGAGAACAAGCTGAAACTCTGGCCCGCAATACTGCCTCCCTTGAGCTTCATATGAAACGAAGTGACGCTATGGAAGAGGTAGTTAAGGACCTCGTCAAATTCCGCTATTGGTTACTGGGGGCCGCCGCCACGATTGGTGCCACGGTTCCCCTGCTTCTTCGTTTATTCGGGCAAGAGTAATGGCCTGGATTTGTTTCCTCCTTTTGTCGTCACAGCACCTCCGGTGAGTATATGGCCTGGATTCTCACAGACGAATGCGATAGTCTCCTCTTCTCCTGCCTAGATGCTGTGGGGAGAAATAGGCCTTTTGACATTTGTCAAGCACGTGTTGGTAAGGGACTCTGGCTGAGACGCCCGGCCTGCTGCGGAGAATGCAGCTCCACTACCTCCCGCGATATGCAAATGGGCCTTCTGATATATCTCTTTCATTTTAAACGAGCCGACCTGCTGGCTGAACTAGTTCACCGCTGCATGCACTCTTGGGGCAAAATGGGCACGGAGACCAAGCGCGTTCCTATCAAAGTAGGGCCCTTCTCTTTTACGCTGCCGGAAACCCGAGTATGGTATACACCCGGGCTTTTTGTGCTCCTGCTCTCCTGCTGGGCCTATGTGGCAGGCAATACCCGGCTGGCCAAACTTCTTAGTTTTTTTCCTCAGGCCTATAGCACTGCTCCTGGATATGTGAGTCATCTTACCCTGTTACACCTTTACCTCAATGGACGCATTCGGGGGCACCTCACAAAGCGGGAATTGGCTATCTGCGACTCTATAGCCACCCACATGACTTCTTCTCCCCTGGTAGCTGCCATCCAAGGCAAAGGGGACCGGGCCCTTAAATTAATGGAAGCTAGGTGGCCTGGTGGTCTCCCTGCCCCAAAAACAGCATGGAGCGAGGCCTGGGTCCTCCAGCGCAGCGATAATGATGAAGGTCTCCAGCCGGACCCCACAGCTAACCCTCTGGAATATCACGGGGATGGGGACATGCTCTTTGCCCGGCACTGTATCAGCCTTTTTTGTTGACAAATAAGCCATTTTGTGTTACTATCTCAGTAGCCTATCCTCATAAAGGACTATCTATGAAATTTGACAAAGCATCCCTTGCAAAAAGTTCCATGCCTAAAAAAGGCCCGTCTGACCCAATGCTTGACTCCAGTGACCTGGAGCATGAAGCTTCAATGGAAGGCGAGTCTGTGCCTGAAGAATCGGCAGAGCAGCCAATGGAAACTGAGTTGAGCAAGCTGAGCGACGACGAACTTTTGGAAGAATTAAAGCGCCGGGGCTTTGAAGTAGAAGACGACAGCGCAGCTAGCGGCGAAGCAGTTCCGGTTACAGGAACCAAGTAATTCTACCGAGGTTAGGCTATGGCTCGGAGACTCATTGTTGACGATTTAATTGCCGACGTGCGCAGTCGTGCAAATGAGCAAAATACTGAAACCCTCGACGACGAGACGGACATCCTTCCGGCCTTGAACCGAGGCTATGATATGGCTGCCAACATCTTGGCTCGCCAGTACGAAGCTCCCTTGCTTGCGTATACCCTTGTGCCCATGGTGCAGGGAACGCAGGAATACGACATTCCAGAAGACGCAATGGAGCACCGCATTGAGCGGATTGAAGTGGAAGTTGCTGGGGTATATTACCCTGTGAAGCGCCTAGACCCACGCGAAGGCGGGGTGTTCGAGTCCCCTGCGCAAGTAGCTATTCCCTACTATTGGGAGGTGGTCGGCGATAAATACCGCCTTCTCCCCTCAGTGAGTGGCACCTACAATTTGCGCGTGTGGTACAACAAGGACCCACTGCCCTTGGTCAAGAGCCAGGGCATGATTACCTCCATCGGAAGCAACTACGTTATTCTTACGAATGAGGGGGATGCCCTCACAGCGGAGGGTGACCAACTTGATTCCTATGTGAATATCATTGATGGGCGAACCGGACGCTTGAAGGCCACTATGCAGACACAAAGCATCGTGAACGGCAAGCTTACCTTTAAAGCCACCCCTGCCCGTAGCACTGTCCTCGACCTTCCTGTTGTGGGGACTATTCCTTCCACAGTTAATCGTGACGACTACGTGTGCTTAGTGCATGGCACCTGCATCCCTTTCATGAAAAAGCCTCTCAGTAACTATCTTATTCAATATGCAGTAGCTGAGTTGAGTGAGAGTCTGCGAGGCAATGGCGACTATGAAAATGCCCTCCTCAAGAAATTTGAAGAGGCCGTGGAACGTAGTTGGGTAGGCCGTTCTAGCACTATCCAAGTATCTTCGGAATCCCGCATATGGACACGTAATGGCCGACGCCGTCGCGTGCTTGTCAATTCCCCGGGTTAAGAACAAAGCCCTCCCTACTCTAGCATCCCCCTCCAGGAGATATGATGCCTGTCATTAAACGCCCTAAGCAAGTAAGCGAAATGAGCGACGAGGAACTGGCTGGTTACAGCGAGCCCGGACTCGAAGAAGGCGACCTTGCTGACTATGCTATGCCTGTAAAAGGGTTGGCAACAAAAGGCCTTCGTGGCTTGGCCAGAGAAGGTGTGCAACTAGCTACCCGAAAAGGCAGCGAGGCCGTCAACGAGAAAATTGCTGCCGATACAGGTCTTCCTCCTCCATCTGCTACCTTTGGACTTAATGGAATTGTGGCCTCAATGGCAAAGGGAAAGCCGCCTCGTGGTCCCTCAGATTCCTCCGGCATTGCTATAGGGGATGTGGAGGCCCTTCGTAAAACTTCGCAGCCTCCGGTCCGCAAGGGTCCTGGGTCAGTGAACCTGGGCAAGTACTGGGACAAAGAAGGTGACTTGGCAGCAAACCAGGGCAACGTGAATGCTGCTCTCCGCGAAAAAGTTCCTCTTCCTGAAGTGAGCGCGGCCAAGCAAGGCGGTGCTCTTATGGAACAAGAACCCATGTGGAAGCAAAAAGCTAAGGCTGATGGCACCTACCGCAAGCCCCGAATCAAGTTACCTCCTAAGGAGTAAGCATGCCACTAGCAGAAGGTTCCTCCGATAAAACAGTCTCTTTGAACATTAAAGAATTGTTGCAAGCCAAATATCCTAAAGCCCAGGCCATTGCTATCAGTCTTGCAAAAGCTGGCAAAGGCCGCATCAAACGAAAGAAGAAATCCGATGGCAGCATGCAAAAAAAAGAAGCCTAAGAAACGCTAGTCCTCCTCCAACTGAATAGCCCTGCCCTCGGCAGAGCGGAGAATTTATGGCTGTCTCATTTACTACTATTCCTGCCGGCGACCTTGGTGCCGGTACCGACCTACTTAGTCCAGAAACAAGCATACCCCCTGGCTACTCTGAGCGCCTCCTAAACTGCGACCCAAAAGCAGAGGGTGGCTTGAGCAAGCGCACCGGCTATCAGGGATATGCCGGATACCTGCCTATTCGTGTGAGCGAGATTGCCTACACGGATGATGCCACTCGCAACGTGTGCTTCACCCTCGACCGCGCTGTTGATTTTACCCTTACTCGTAGCACTCCTCTAGTTGCCTACGGAAGATTAAGTGGGGCTCAGGCAGGAGACTGGACATCCACAGATTCTGCTCATTACTACCCCACGTTTGCTCCCCGAATAAAAAAGGTTTTGGCCCCCTCTTCTACTACCACACTTTCTGTGCTCGCCTCTGAGCATGGGCAGTCGAGTGCCGATTTTGCTATTGGGATTGCATCCTCCGACTCCTTTATCAACCGCAGCAACACCATATTCCTCCCTGATAGTATTTCCATTAATACTTCTACATATGACCTCACTGTAGTGGGCACCAATGGAACCGCATCTCCGGTATCCTGCTATTTGTACTATCTAAATCAGACTGCGGCCCCAGGCAACGTGTATTCCGTTACACAAGCTATTGGTATCGGAAGCACTACCACTTCAATCGATGCCGCCACGCACCAACTTAGTAGCCAACGAATTGTGGCTCGGGTATACGAGAGCAGCGGTGGTTCCTACACTGTAGTCTCTCCTGATGAGATTCGTGTACTCTCTTCCGGAACCGTAGAGATTGACATTACCTCGGCCACTGGCTTTACCGGCCATATTGTGCTGAGCACCTGCCCTCTGGCCAACTACACTACTACCTCCATTGTAGGCAGTGGGGCTAGCGAAACCCACACGTTTGCTATTGAAAGTGATGAGGCCTTTTTGTTTCCGGTAGTATACCGTCAAAATGGCAGTACCCTAGAGCAAGTTATTCCTGATTCCTTCTCGGTGGACGACAGCGCCTCTACGGCAACCATTTCCTTTACTAATGACGGCGTAGGGGCCGTATTCGATATTTACTGGCAGTACGGGACGGTGAGCAGCAATACCATTTGTGTGGACGGGAGCGTGATTACTACGCCCCAGGAATACACCGATACCAGGCCGCAACTTACTCTGTGGGGCATTGACCACCGCAGCTTGTATTCTTCTGGTACCCGTGGTGGTTGGGTAACGCATCTGGACACCTATCGAAGTGCTGGCGAAGAGCGAGTTATTGCCGGTCTTGGTGGTAACCTATTTGGTGCTCAGTCATATGCCGAAGCTTCCTCTACCTACTTGCTTCCTCAGCTATACCCCTCTCTTCGGGCGCGTGCAGCCAGCAGCCAGACTATTGGGCCTGCTTTCTGGGAGACAGGGAGCACCCCTGGCCTGACTCGTGGATATATTACTGGGTCCTCAGCAGCCGACAATGCTCTTACCTGTACTACCATTTCCTACAACGAGACCAGCGGATACACGGAGTACACCCTTGAGGATGCCTCCTTGAATGTGGTGGGGACTCTGGGTACCATTATTAGTACTACCGCGAACTTAGAGGATTACCTTACTGTAGCCCAGGCTCCCTGGTCACGGCTTAATGGCACATTCCGCATTAAAGAGGTATCTCAGCCCACTGCAACCACCCTTCTTATTGCCGTAGAAAACTCTGCGGTCGATGGTCCAGACTGGGACAGCACGGACTGCGGAGCTACTGCTGGAGTATTTACTGACCGACTAGTAATCCAATCAACAAGCCTGTTCATTCCCGGTGACCGAGTTCTCACTGAAGTATTCTCTACTGATGAAGTAGTTCAAGTTACGGGCTCTAGTGGCACTACGGTTGTTATGGGAAGTCTGAACGATTCCTATGGATTTAGCACAGGCCAACGGATTGTAGGAGAGCGGGTAAGTGCGGTTGTTCCTCTGCGTCAATTGGACGAGACCGCCTCGGTGACTAACCTTGTGGTTGGGGACATGCTGGAATATACCGGCCTTGCCCGTCAGCCCCGAGTTATTTCTATCAATCCTAATGCATCCATTTCAGTTAACATTACAGGAGACGGAAATGAAGCGACGGTCACCCTCCTTAGTGGGAGCACGGATGCACTCACAAGCGGCCAGCGTGTTCTTCTTGCACAATCCGGCGACTACACTGGCGTGGTTACGATATCAGATATCACATCCTCTGACGCATTTACCTTTGCAAGTAGCCTCTCCTCCTCGGTGTCTGGTGGGATACTTGTGGGGAAGACGGCTACGCTTGATGAAGCACTTGACTGGCAGGATACCGTCACAAGCTCAAACTCCTTCGCAGTAGCTGCTCGATGGATTCCAATCGAAGCCCCGGATGATTCTTATGACCTCACTCCTTCTACGTATCCTTATCATTTGGATACTTCTGGATATGATGACCAGGGCATCCTACGCTCTGTAATGAGTGCCGACAACCTATACTGCACCAACGGACAGGACGAGGTACTCAAGTATGATGGGTCCTCTATCTATAAAGCAGGACTTCCTAGGTGGCAGCCCCAGCTATTCCTGACTGTGGATACCTCAGCCACAGGCAAGATTGTGGTGGACAATCCCACAGCTTCTGTCACTTCCGTGAGTGCCGGAGACTTTCACTTTCATGTGGGAATAGCAGACCAGGGTACGTTTTCTGTAGGCGACATTATCCGTCACAGCGCAGACGGGGCGCTCTATACAATTAAAGGCATTTCAGAGAATGGCTCTACTACTGCATTCATTGCGGTAGATACTGCCATCACCAGCAGCACTAATGGAACCATAAGCATTGTGCTTAACGCCAAGTACTACATGCGCCTTAATGCTATCGATGTGAATAACAACATCATTGCAAGTGCTGTGACTGGAGCGGATGACCTCGTTGCTCAATTGAGTGCAGATTCTGCCGTCCACCTTAAAGCAGTAGGAATGCCTGCATTTGACCTATATGACTATGACCGACTTGAGGTAGAAATCTATCGTACTAAGTTTGCTCCGGCCTTTGATTCCTCTACCCTAAGCGTATTCTACCGCATTGCTACGTTGCCTATGAGTTTTAACAATGGCTCTGGCTACCTTCTCTACACTGACACAGATGCCGACGATTCGCTGCGGCCTGAGAACGTGGACCCCACTGCCGCCCTTACTGGTGCGGAACTGGGTACCCGATTCACTGGGCCTCTGCGCAGCAAGAGTATTACTTCTGCTGGTGGCGGTATTGTGCTTGGTAATATCACAGACAATCCTAGGGCCACAATTCAAATTCAACCCGTGAGCACTCTTCTCACGGAGGCAATTCTTACTGGCAAAACCTGGTTACTTCGGAAAGACAATACAGATACCGGCCCTTCTACCGACATGAATAATAGGGTGAAATTTGAGTGGGTGAATAGTGGAGCCCTTACGGTAGCAATGGGAGGGGTGACCAGCACGTCCTCTTACTTTGAAGTTACTACCTCGGCCGCGCATGGCCTTGTTCCAAAGGACTGGGTATACCTGTTCCGTGATGCTGTGGGAACTACTCTCACTCCCCGATACGGAGGGTGGTATCAGGTAGCATCCACTCCGTCCACCACCACATTCCGGGTCACCGACACTTCCAACTTTGGGGCATCCGGAGCGGGCGACATTAACCGCGTTGCTGTGGCCTCCTCAACGGGAACAGTTCCAGTCTGGATTGGAGCAGACGGTAATTGGGGCATGTATAATGGTAATGCCTTTGCTGGCCAGAGCATACTTTTCCTTGCTACTCGACGCTTAGCTTCCGCCATAAATGCTGTTATGCGAAAAGCGGATACTTCCCTTGCCCTCCAGGATACTTTTGTTCCTTGGATAACGGCCGCCGCAGGCAATGAGTATGCTTCCGGACAGCTAGTTCTGGAACAGCCTTTCACTCCTTCGGCATCCTTTGAAATGGAGTTGCCCACATTCAGCTCTTCCCAGCTGCAAATATATGGCAATGGCGTGCTTCGCTCTTCCGGTGCCTCTGTGGGGGCACAGGAGCTTACTTTCCCAAGCCGCATTCTAGTGAGCTATCCAAACTACCCGGAACTTTTTGATAACCCCACCGCCCAGATTGATTCGGATTCTGTGAGCGCAGTGGACGTGAACCCTGCTGACGGGCAAGAAGTAACCGCCGTTATCCCGTTCTTCGGAGAAAGCGCTTTCGGGGCCGCCCAAAAGAGTGGTGTGGTGGTAGTGTTCAAGACAAACTCTGTGTACTTGGTGGACATTGCTGCTAAGCGGGCAGGTCAGAATGCAATCCAAAAGCTAGAGAGTCGAGGTCTTGGGTGCACTGCTCCCGGGTCTGTGACCGTGAGTCGGGATGGCATAATGCTTGCTAACGAGAGCGGCATCTACAAGCTTACTCGGTCCCTTCAAATCGACTACATTGGTCGTCGCCTGGAGAGAGCTTGGCGCGGAGAAGTAGACCGAACTTTGCTGAGCCTCTGTGCCGGCCACCACTACACCAATGGCAGTCGCTACAAATTATCTGCTCCAATGCTTGCAGAGAATGACACTGCCCCTTCCCAGGCCTTTGTGTATGACCACACTCGCGAATACCGGGCTGATGGTTATGGGCAGGGCAGCTGGACGGAGTATACCAACCATTCCGCTTTAATGTGGGCAAACCTCAACGAGGATGCGTTCTTTGCTGCCCCCACCGGGCAAGTTTTTATTCTACGCAGAACGGGCTCCCAAACTGATTATAGGGACGATGCCTCCGCTATTAGTGCGGTAGCCACACTAAGGGCAATGGATTTTGGTGACAACTCTATCCGCAAGGTAGTGGGCGATGTGCTCATTCACTACCGTGTGACTCCCGGAGTCGATAGCAATGTGACTGTAGCTTCTGCAGCGGACCTGGAAGGGGAGTTTAATCCTCTTGACGAGAGTTCCGTGAAGGCCACCCCTGTAACTGGAAGCGGAGTGGGGGACATCCCTAATCGTAAAGTGCGCAGCATTCGGTACTCCCTCAACCGCCGCCGCCTCCTTTGGCTCCAGCTCCAAATTAGCAATGACCAGATTGACCAGCCGCTTGAGATTGCCCAAATAGGATATAGGGTGGCCGGCATGACTTCCGAGGGCGTGGTCCAAGCAAAATCAACCACTTAGGCAGTGTTGACAGAATTGCGTGGGCATGGTATTAATTAGCGTAGCGAAACACGGGCGGTCTTTCTTAATACAATAGAGAGCTTCGGGTGGTGCCTGTCCCTGTGTAGCATCCCCCCCTAGGTCAGGTCAGCAACGGGGATGGTTGCCACCCGCTCTGGTGCCTTTCCACACACGGGCCTATTATCCTATTAGGCTCATGCTGCACCCCGCTAGTGCCTAACCCCTTGAATACGCAGGCCTAGCCCCGGTGCTACTAAGGTTCCTCAGGCCAAAACTACTTGACATTACACCTGTTTTGTGATAAGGTTATTCTATGAGCGCACTCGATAAATTGCAACAGGGATTCAAGGCCGGCAACCAGCTTGGGCAGGCGTCCACCGAAGAGATTGGGCAACTGGCGGGAGCCGCCGAGCAGCCTGTGCTCCCCACGAATCCTCTCCAGGGTGCGACACTCGGAGCCAATCCTGACCAGGCAAAGATGCTTGGGACTCCTGCTAATAAACTAAACGCCCTTCGATACTCTATTCGCCAGTCCATGGACCAAGGCACCGCCTCTCGCCGCAACGAAGCCCAGGTAATGGATGCCCAGGCCCAAAAGGACAAGGCAGACCGCGCAGCCCAACTGCAGCAGCTGGCCGGCACCCTTGATGGCAGGGTACAGGCATTAGCTATCGGCACCCTGAATGCCCAGCAAGGAACCGAATCAGGCCTTCGCTTGGACCCATCCGCAACAGCCGGAGTTCCCGCTGAGTCCCAAACCGAGTTCACGCAACTCATGGGGAAAGTGGGAAATGGCACAGTGACAGGCAACGACCTCGCTCGCCTGAATGCCATCCTCGGGAATACAGAAGTGGGCTCACAGCTCACAGCTCAGGCACTCAAGAGCAAGTTCATGAGCGGCTCTACCCAATTGGGGGATGCCCTTAAGGCTGGCCTAGCGGACTCCATGAAGGCTTCTGAGCTTGACATGAGCCAGCTAGCTCCGGGCGGGAAAGCAGATGTTGCCACTCTTCTCGGTATGACTGAAGAAGAAATTGATGAGATGACTGTGACCGACCTTCTTGGTGCGGTGCAGACCAAACAACAGGCGGACTTTACGGCCACTCAACGTCTACAAGACCAGGCTACTTCTCCTTTGTTGGGCCAAGCTCAGCGGGCTGAGGCTAGAGCTGCTCTCCGTGGCGAGGCGGCTGGTGGGGCTCTTAGCGCTGAGGACTCCGTTAAGGACATTCAGCAGCAACTTGATACTGCCAACACTGTGCAAATCGGACAAGACTCCGTGCCTGTGGAAAAGCTCCTTAGTGACGAGTATCTTAGTGGCCTAGTAAAAAGCTTTCTGGATGACCCTGCAAGTTCTTCTTCGGCGGCGTTGCGTGCAGACTCTCCTGACCTAGTGGAGTGGATTGAGACAAATAGAGCGGGACTAGAGCAGCTCACTGCGGGCATCGATAAAGCATCCGCAGATTTCAGTGCTCTTCAAGAAACCAATAAGAAGCTGGTGCAGCCTGCTGACCCCGACTACGCAGGTCCGGCTATTTCCCAGGATGCCCTAAAGCAAATTATACCTGACTGGGGTAATCTGAGGGGCGAGGCCTATAGTGACGCCACTCTTCCCGCCATTGTGAATTTCGCCAAGAACTCGGGCGTGCCTGCATCTATCCGCGCTGGGGTGGTTGACGGACTCAATAAACTAGCTACTAAGTACCCACAATACGCAAAAGAAATGGGCTCACTTACCCCTGCTGACATTTACCAAATGGGACTCGATAAGCCCGGCGCTATGCAAAACTATGTGGATTTCCTGGATAACTCTGCCTACCTTCAAATGGCGGACACCAGTACTCCAGCGGCCTTGCTCTCTTCTGTGGGCATCGGGCCGGAGTCTGAGCAACAACTCACGGAGCTTCGCAGGATGCAGTCTCTGGGGATTGGTTCCTCGGAGTCAAGTACTCTTCTTGATATTTTGGACCCGGATGGGGACGGCAAGATTGCTCCTGACCAACTGGACAAAATGAAGGGCGGACTGCAGGAAATATTTAAAGCAGGTTCTGTGAAAGAGCTACTCACCCGGGACAAGGCCGGCAATCTTCCTACCATTAGCAAACTGGCTTCTGGGCTTAAGGCTCAACCTACAGATATCAATGCCTTCCGTGTAATGCAAGATGTGATTCGTGACGGCGATGCCGGTTACGATGAGACTAAGCAAGCCGCCCAGCAGCTTAACTATGGTCAGCTGGAATCCCTCTATAGTCGCCTCCAGAACAACCCGCTCATTAAAGGGGACGGTGCAAAGGCCCTGGCGGATGCCGGCACAGATAAAGCCTACGAGTCGGCCAGAGGAGCCCTTCCCTATGCTCTCCGTGGCGGGGACGGTCAAGAATTTGGGCATTGGGGCAACCGTGTGAAGAGCGGGCAAACCCTACCCAACGATGTGAAGAAATTGTTTGAAGAGTCAATTAACCGCTTGAACGCAGCCTCCTCTTCTGGTACTATGTTTGAAAGAGCGGGGGCGGATAAACTTCGTCGCGCGCTTGAGGGCACTCTCTCTAAGAGTAATGAACTTCTTCGGCAGCAAGAAGAGGCAGCTAAAGCGGCTGATGAAAAGAGACGGAAGGAAGACGAGGCCCGCAAGAAGGATTTACGAAAACCGATAGAAGAGCAGCTAGCCCGATTACAAGCGGAGCTATCCAAAGCTAGGACAGGTGCTGAAGCTTCTAATATTCGGGCAGGAATTCAATCTGCCGAATCTGCTTTGAGGAACATCTAATGGCCCTCCTTGACACGATTAAATCTAATCTTCAGACCATGAGCCAACCTGCTCAGGTGGGTGGTGTATCCGACCAGACGGCAGGTGTGCAGGCTCTATCCCAGGCTAAGACTGGCCGCGTGAGCACGAGCGCTCCAGCTCCCCGGGCCACTAACTTGCAAGAACAAGTAGCCAGTGGACAGGCAGCATTGGGAGCCCAGCAAGTGCAGCGGGAAGCTAAGTTGCAGGCTGAGCAACTGGGCCAGGCTGAGGCAGCGCAGGCAACTGAAGCCAAACTTCGCGACAGGGAACTGGATGAGCACTCCCTAAGTATGCACGATGCTTTTGCTAACCAAGCAACAGCCATAGCCTCGCAGTTTGCCCGCGACAACAGGGAACTTGATTTTAGGAAAGACCGTGCCCGTTTGGAGCAATTGGGCATTGCGACTCGCCTTTCCAATGACCAGTATACCACACAACTAGAGCAAGAGGGAATGCGCAGCCGGCTGGATAACGAGATTGCCTTTGACGAGGCTCTTCAGCAAGCTATCTGGGACGACCAGAACGAATTGTTCAAGAGTGACTTGGAATTTAAAGAGGCTCTTAGCGGCAAGCAAAGTGACTGGAATGAGTACATGGCAGCAATCGACCGTGACCAGTTTGTGTATAATGCCGAGGCGGCAGCTGCAGCCAACAAGAAAGCAATGCAGTGGCAGGCTATCAGCAGCATGACGAGTGCCGGTGCGGGTGCTTATGGACAGCAACAGCAAGGCGCTTTTGATAAAAAATTCCAAGAAACAAATCAACAGAGGGAGCTGAATAACCAGGCACCTCTCTCCTACGGGGCGTATAACAAGCAGCAGGATTCAATCAATAACCCCACTCCCGCTAAATCAAATTATGACACAGGCGACCTCGGTGGCGGAGGAATGAAAAGCTAATGGCACTTGACCGAACAAACCTACTTAATACAATGGCATCCCAGGCGCCGCTGCAGCAAAAGCAGGCGACCACTAGCATGGGCGCTGCCTCCCAAGCTTCTATGCGTCAGCAAGTAGCTCAAGCTCCGGGCCCCCTGACTACCGCCCAACAACAACAGGCTGGGGCTCAGCAGGCCGCCACAATGGGGTCCCAACGTCTTCAAGCCGCCCAGCAGGGAATCCAGCAACAGGCACAGATAGGACAGATGGGGCTGCAGCAACAAGCTCAGCAATCCAAAGAGAAGCTTGCCGAGCGCCAACTTGGGCTTCGCACAAAACAACGGAATTTGGAAAACCAACTGGCCAGTATGGGCGAGCAAGTAAAACAGAAACTTTTTGATAGCAACATGACATTTCAGCGCGATGAGCTGGGGCGCACTGCCTGGAACGAACGACAGCTAGCTGACTGGGTTGTGAAGAAAGCAAAGAGTGTGGAGGACCTTCGCAATTACCAAATGAAGGTGGCCCAAATCTCCAAACGTAAAATGCAGTACCTTAAAACGGCCCAACAAAAGCTCACGCAGGCCCTGGAACAAGCGTCCACCGACAAAATGCAAGCTCTGGACCAAGCCTCCAGAGAACGTATTGCTCGCGCCAAAATAGAAATTGAGCGCCAGTTAAGAGAAGAGGCAGATGCTGCGGCTTCCCGTGGGGCAATGGGAGCAGGGGCCGGGGGTATTATTGGTACGGTAGTAGGAGCTTATGTGGGCGGCCCAACAGGTGCCCAGATAGGCGGACAAGCAGGAAGCGCCATAGGCCAGGGCGCAAGCACAATCAAAAGTCCATTCTAATTAGAGGATACCATGGCAGATTTACTCAGCATTATAAACCGTCGCCGAGCCGGAGAAACCCTCACGGAGGAAGAGCAGGCGCAACTAGACGCGCAACTGCAGCCGCACGTAGAAAGACAACGAGCCACATTTGATAAACTTAATAAGCAGGCAGAAGAAACGGGCCGGGCTCCCTTTATCCCCGCCGTATCTGAACTACAAAAAGCGGCCTTATCCTCCCTAGAGAAGGAAGAAAAAGAAAAGGTCAGTAAAAATCGGGCATTTAATCCTGCCGCTCTATCCGTTGCGGGGGTGCAACCGCCGTCCACAGAAGACATAGAGCTGAGTAAGTTAAAAAAATTACAGGCTGGTATGCCTGGCGCCAACCCTCGTGCTGTTTCAAAACCAGAGCAAACGCCACCTGTCATGGAAAGTCCCACTCAACCAGAAAAAGAAGAAAATAAAAAGTCCTCCTCTTTTGGTATTAGCGAGGAAGGTAAGAGAAGGAGTGATAGCGGTACTTCCTATGCTTCTGCTGTTCCTAAAATTCAAGAGCTATATAAGCTTTCTGATGAGGATGCAAAGCGGGAGTTTGATAAGGAGTATGCCTCCCTTGATAACCAGCGCCGGGAAGCCATTCGCCTATATAAAGAAGACAAAACCGCCCTTGATTGGGGTCGGGTAGGGGAAATGCTGGGACGCAGCATGGTCCTTCTTGCGGCGGGAACATTGGGCCAAGGAGCGGCAGGAATGAAGGGCGTGGCCGAATCTGAAAAATGGGACTGGCGTACTGATTACGATGCCCTTAAAGAAGGCCTATCGCGTGAGCTTGAAACCGTAGAATATGGCCGAAAGAAAACTAGCAAAGATGAAGAGAGAGTAAAGGCACAGCAAGAAAAGGGTAAACTCCTTTCTGCCCAAGAAGAAATGGCACGCACCGACGACATGCGGGCGGCTGAGTTGTATAAAACCAGAGAATCGGACAGAGAAAAGAAAGAGAATGCCAAAGCCTCCGACAAAGAACGAAAGGATGAGCTTGCCGTAGTAAATAGGCAACTGGCAGAAGTGCAAAAAAAGATAAGGGATAAGGCCACTTTCAAGAACCAGGAAACACTTAAAGCCTGGGTAAGCTCTGTCTTTGGAGAAGCCGCCGCTGAGGACGTAATTACTAAGTCGGAAAAGGGTGAGTTGTGGGGATGGGATGAGAAAAAGGCAAAAGATGCACTTTCCTCGTATGTAAATCAGCTTCACACTCGCCAAGCCGAACTTGCAGGCGGGGCTCCGTCTCCATCCTCTCAGGCATCCCCCCCAAGTAATACCCCTGCTCCTGGTGCCGCAAAGCAGCCGGTGCGTCCCCGAAAACTATCGGCGGCGGAAGTGCAACAAGTAGCAAAGAGAGACGGGATTACTCCCCAGCAGGCCAAAGCTAAACTACTAGAATTAGGGTATACGCTTGAGTAGCTCTATCGCAGACATTCCAAGCTTGCTACCAGCAGAGAAATCTGAGGCGGGGGCGGCATCAATTGAGGACATACCAAATTTATCTGGGGACATCTCAGATATACCAAACCTAGGTCCCGATTTGTCTACGGACCTCCCAAGTGGGCCCGAGGACGCTATCACAGAAGAAGACATCGCGCGCATTTCTTCAGAGACGGGAGCAAACCCGGAACTCGTGCGCACCGCCGCGCCCTACTTTAATGTATCTGCTCCTAATCAAGATGCCCCCGTTGCTCGTGCTTTAGGTTTTGTGTCTGAGGCGTATGGTGGGGTTCCTACCAAACTGTATCGGATGCTTCAGTCCCCCAAAGAAGAAGCTGCCCTCGATGAGTTGGCAAAACTGGCACAGGCACGCAAGTCTCTTGGCATGATAGGGGCGGAGACAGCCGCTTCTATTTTGTTACCGGCAGGGGCCGCAGGAAAAGCAGCTAAGGTCGCAGGCATGGGAGTGAAGGGGCTTGCCTTGGGAGGCGCTGCCATGGGAGCAGCCGAGGGCTTTGGCCGCAGTGCTGCCTCCGAAGAAATTGAAAGCATGCTTAAGCAGGCAGCATTTACCGCTGCCGGAGGAGCCGCTTTTGGTTTAGCAGGGAAAGCCCTCAAAAAGGTATCCGCCCCAATTGCTAAGCGGATTACTGATGGCCTAGACATTGACCGCCGAGTGGCCCCCATTGCCGAAGAAATGGCCGCTAAACTAGCGCCCGTTCGCGACGAAATTATTCCCGGACTTGCTAAGGCAGGACCAGAGACTATGGATAAGCGGGCTGCTGCTTTTGCGGAGACCATTAATAAGTATAACCAGGCCTCTCCCCAAGAACAAAAGGTGCTGTTATCCCAGCTTGACCGGACAGAGGCCGCCCTAGTTAAGGATGCAGCTAAGTCCCCTAACCTGCAGGCAGCGGTGGATTCTGCTGTTGAGGCCGAAAAATCCCTGCTTAAGAGAGAGTTTGCATCTTTCCTAAAGAACAAGACCGTCAAGGGCGACAAGGTTGCCGAACGCGTTATTGCTAAGAAAGCACTTAATGGGGCTGATGCCGAATTCATGGCAAAAGAATGGGGCCGCTTTATTGAGTCCCGAGCTGCCCGTGAAGCTGTTGCCCAGGGAGTGATTGAAAAGATTCCCCAGGCAGAGAAAGCCATGGACAAAATTGTTATGTTCATGATTGACGGGGCCAAAGCCTACGGCCGCATTGATGACCGGCTGGGCACCAAACTGCAGCCCCTTATTGACAAAGCCAGCACACAAAAGCACCTATATTCTATTATGCTCAGTGACGACCTCACCAGGCCCGGGGCCGCTGAGGCCATGCGCATTGCCTCTCGATTGGACGATGCGGGAACCTCTCGCCTATACTCTGCCCTCGACACGGGCGTTACAAAAGGCCTCACCGCCGAAGAGAAAACCGCCTTCGATTTCTTTAAGCCCGCCTTTAAAGAGTCACTAACTAAGGCGCAAAAATTAGGCCTCCCTATCGAGGGCCGCGAAAACTACATCACCTACAAGCTCACGGACCTGGACAAATTGCCCGGCCGTATTCAGGCCCGCGCCAATGAGCTAGGCCTCGACATCAAGACCCTGCCCGAAAATGGCCGAGTGGCTGACTGGCTCAAGGAACTAGGGGGGGATGCTGCGGATGAGGCGGCTCGTAAAGAGTGGGTGCATGGTATTTCTGTGGTGACTGGTCGTAAAATAGACACGTTGCCGCAACTGCGTAATGCCATTGCTCGCATCGAAGACCCCCGCCTTTTAAGGGAAGCAGTAGAGACCAGAGCAGGTATGATGCTGCAGCGGGAAGGAAAGATTCCTGAGTTCCTCCGAGAAAAGAATGTGGCCCGCCTATATCACGACTGGATAAGTACTGCATATAAGCATGGCACCATGCGCGATATCATTGGCGAACTGAAAGTGGGCATGAAGAAAGCTATGGCCGTCAATGACAAGGTAGCTGCCGACTACATCAGTAACCACATTAAGGATTTGGTGGGTGTTCGCCGTGGAACGGTGGCCGCCTGGACTAAAGCAAAGACTCTTCAAATGCAGCAGAATCTGCGCAAGAGAGCAGCCTCTACATCCAATCCCGTAATGAAAAAGACCATGGAGTCTCTGGCTTCATTTCCTGAGACCAGCAACCTATTCTTTAGTCAAGTGTATCCTAACTTCCTGGGGTGGTCTCCTAGAGCAGCCCTAACCAACGCGGTTCAGCCTCTCCTTATGACCGTTCCGGAAATGGGAACTGCATACGGAATGCCTAAAGTGCTGGCAGGATACAATTCTTTAGCCAAATTCTTTGCGCAGGCTCGCACACAAAAGCATATTACCCTTGACCCCCTCATGGCTTCCCTCATGGGCAAAAAACCAGGAGAAGCGGTTGCCGTGAGTTCCCTAGCCGAGTTGCTTGAGAAGACAGGCACAGGTGGCAGGCAGTGGGATTCCTCGATGATGCAGGCCTTAGGAGAAGGGGTTACTGCTAGCAAATGGTACCAAGGAGCCTCCCGCCTTAGTGACGCGCACGCAAAGCTAGCTATGAGCCTATTCGGGCTGGCTGAAAACGCTAACCGATTTGTGGCTGCTCACGCCGGGGCTTCCTGGATACGGGACCTTTTTGGTGGAATGGGGCCGGCCGCTAAGCAAGCTGCCGAGCGTATGCTAAGCCAGGCGGATAGCGGATATCGTCGAGCTATCACCGAGGCTATGCGCAAGGGTGACCAAATTGAGGCTACCCGCTTAGGTCGAAACTATATGGTAGGCAAAACCATTTTTAACTATGACCGTGCCACTATGAGTGAATATGGCCGCTATGTGGGACCGCTATTCAGTACCTTTACTAAGTGGCCGCTTGCTATCAGCGGGGACATCATCCGAGAGATGGAAACTAAGGGCGTGCCTATCGGAGGAACCCGGGCCCTGGCCAAATACATGGGACCGCTCGCCCTTCTTTGGGCAGCTGACCAAGCCCTGTCTCCGGGCAAGGATGCTGACAATATGCTGGAAAAGGCTACCGCTATTAGTGTGGGAAGCAAAGGCCTCGCAGGCATGAGCCCTGTAGGGGTTATGGGTGACGTGGTCAGCGGGGAAGCTTTTACTCCTCCTATCGTTTCCGCAATCCGAGATGTGGGCATGGGAATAGCGACTGCGGATGCCTACAAAATGTATAAAGCCCTCACCGATATGGGAGCCGGCTTCATTCCTGTGTTCCCTGGTTTGGCCAATTTGGTAGTAAATATGAGTTATGTGCTGGGCGACGACGAGAAGCCCAAAGGAACCATTCTTAATAAAGTAGTTACCTCCATGGGTGGCGACTCGCCGGATGAAGCTGTGCGGGATTTTGTGGGAGAGCTTGAGGAGAGTGTGGGTATTGAAAGGAAAAAACGATGAGTGCTGTAACTTCGTACCTTCAGCGTACTAGTTTTATGCTTTGCGCGGCCGCTCTGCTGGGCGTGCTTGTGCTTCTTTGGTTCCAAAAGATACCAGGGACTAGTGCGGACTTTCTGGTACCGGCTATCCTAGGTGTGTATGTCACAGGTGAAAGCGCTAAGAAAATCAGTGCTCATAGGGCCGCAAGCTCTGACCCCAATGCCAACACCGAGAGTGTGATACTGGCGCTAGAGGGCCGTAGTCCTAGTGTTTCTCCAACGCCTTCTGCAGAGCGCGCAAACTCCGCCGCAGTCGATTCTCCAGACGCCTGATACGGCGCTCGTGGTCGTTGATGCGGTCCGCGAATTTGCGGAGTACGTCATACACCTGAGCTGGGGATGCTGCTTTTGCGCCTTCCTTCTGTCGCTTTTGTCTTCGTCTTTCTTCCAGACTGATTGCCGGCGACGGCGGGTCCTTTTCCATGAGTCTCCTCCTTCACTTCCGTTGAATAGCCACACTCAGAAGCAATATGCATGAGTACTCGGCGACCTCCGTCTGCCCGAAGCAAAGCCGCTCCATCCCCTAATTCAAGCGCTTGCTTGCCCTGGGTCATTAGTTGGTCCCATGTGCTCTTGAATATTTCTGCTAGTTTATCTGCCATACCCTTCCTCCCTACAAATTGAGTACAATTCGTCCGTGCCCTTTGGGCTAATCAAGTAAATAAATCCTTACAATCCAAGGCAACTCCAGAGGAGTGCACTGTACCGAGGCACGCAACCGAACTACCAAAGGGGTGAGTTCATCTGGCTCAACAAAGCGAGGGCATTGCACTGACCCCATTGCATACAGGGTAGGATTCACTTCAATGAGTGCATGGTATCGCGTGGGAGCAAGTATGCCCATAGGGATAATAATGGATTGGTTAGCTGCAAGGGGGCCGCTGAGTACTTGTCCAGCTTCCTTGCCGCTGGCTACTTCTGCAACAGTTGCCTCCACTTCCAGGCAATAGGAATTGGGGTGTAGTGAAACCTTGGCACTTGTCGCCAGCATGTCTGTCTTGAAGTAATGCATAATCCGTGTGTTATTCAGCTTTACCATTCCCATAGCTTATTTCCCTTATGTGGCACCAAATAAATCTGCCTCTGCCCTTCGGCGGCGAGTAAGGCCAGGAACCGGCTTTCCTCCTGCCTTATCCCACTTGGCAAACTCAAGTTTAGCTCCTGCCCAATCCTTTGTCAATACCTTTTTAAGGAGGGTACTAGTGCGAAGGCGGCCGGCTCCTAGGTTAAAAGCAAAACTAACCAGGGCAGCAAACTGATTATCCGTGAGGGGTACGCTTTTTGTCATGGCCTCCACACTGCGGCAGAATTCTTCTAGGTCCTTGTGGAGTGCTGTATCAGCCTGGGCTTGCGTCCATTTCAGGCCCTTGACCACCTCTGGTCCGGTATGCCCATATCCGATTGTCCAGATACCCACCACGTCTTGGTAGGCCTCTAGCTTGCATCCCTCAAATACCTTGATAAGGTCGATGCCGGTCTGGTTAATGTTTCTCATTTCTTCCGCCCTTTCCTGCTGCGCTTAGATGGCACTGCCTTTGGTGGAATCTCGCAGCGGGAGACTGCAGGGTCCGGAAATTGGTCCGTTGTCCAATACATAGTTTGCCCACTTATTGTGCCATTTACTTGGGGACGGCGCAGGCACCTTTCCACTTCATCCATCCTCCCGGCATTATAGGATTTGACTAGACTTTCTCGTGCTTCCTCTTGAGCCCGTACTCGATTGTGTGCCTTTTCTGCTAACCATCTTGCGGTTAATTTTTCCACCTCTTCTAGGGTGGCAAGGGTCGTATATTTTGCTCCTAGTACGGAATCATATCCTACTTCAAGGATTACCTCACCACCCTCTACTCTGGCGTATTTTCCGTAATACCTGAGCTTTTCGCAGTATTCCTCTGCTTTCTTTTGCCGTGCGGCTGCGTCTTTCTTGCGCTGCTCCTCAACAACCTTGTGTAGGGCCTCGCGACGTTCCTTGTTTACCAAACACAAAATCCAATTATACCACTTCATAGCTTCTCCGTGTCACAGTGTTTGCATACTACTTTAGGGTGCATGAACCCCACATCCACGTATTCATGCTGGCATGCCGGCTCCCGCGTAGCATCCCCCTCCTTAGGCTCGGCCCAAGGGTAGTACCAACTGCCGTCACTCAGCTTTATTTCAATAACCCTGCTTGGCATATACCAGGAGAGGCCCCCATCCGTAAAATAGACAGCCTCCCGGTTCCAGGAGTATACCCTAGCATGCACCTCTCCGGTGTGTCCCCGCATTCGGTACACGTAGTCAGTGTCCGTTTGCCATTTCCACTGCCCCTCATCAAATAGTCGCTGCTTTTCCTCATTACGCCGCAGCTCGGCTAGGGCTTTACGAAGTTCTATTACAGCGGTACTCATTCGTTGCTCCTTACTTAAATATACCAGAGCGTGCTCCCTTATCCTCATATACCGTAATCCTGAGGCCATACCTATCGTCCACAGGAAAGCAGTTGCTGCGGCCGCAGGCCACACTGTCGGGCTCGTCAAGCAAATGCTGAGAGTGGTGCGAATACATCACGTCCACTCCATATCCCACACTCACGCCCAGGTTCCACTGCCATCCAGCCGTCTTTACTTGGCCTGTGTGCAGGGTGGCGAGGTGCACCCTATTTTCCATAAATACGACACCCAGGATGTTCCAATCGAACTCAGCATCGGCATATTTATCCCAGGCTGTAGGAGCGTACTGGGGTGCCATCGGCTCCCGGAGTCCGAGGAACTGCTGGCCAGTGAGGCGCATCCGCTCAAGGCGGAAGAGCCGCAACGAAGTCCGTTTAGGGGGGGATGCCCTTGAGGTGCGGGGGTCTGTGGTTGGGTCATAAGAAGTGTTCTCCTCAATTGGGCCCGCTAACAGCGGGGACGAGAGCATTAGCAACAAGAGCATTTTCATCTTCATAGAAGGCTTCCTTCAGGTTGTGAAATCGGCTAATGTAGTCGGCGGTTTCCGTATTAATGCGCTCGTGCCTGCGAAGTCGTTTCACTGTGGGACTTTCTGCACCGGCATTATACGCCGCCAAAGCCATACTATAACGTCCGCCATACTGAGTCAAGAGTTTTCTGAATTGGCAAAACCCTGTGCGTAAATTAACTTCAGGCACCCAAAGGTCTAGCGGTTGAGTACTCAGGTAGCAGTCCTTGGCAAAGGAAGCAGCATACTTGGGCATAACCTGGGTAAGGCCCACGGCGCCCACGGCACTCACGGCCCCACTATTAAAACGGCTCTCGACACACACAAGAAGGGCAGCAGCTACCCTGTCCTCACGCTTACCGAACATTCCGATGGTATCTGCCACATGGCGTTGAATGGTGGCCATAGCTAGGGGCCCCAGCTTCACATCGCAGAGACGGTACACACGGGCCACAATGGCCTCGTTATCTGCAGTTTCATCTACGACACGGAGGCCCTTGGCTTGGGCACAAGTACTAAGAAGTAGATAAAAAACTACTAAAAAGATGTGTTTAGGCATTCTTTCCCTCCACAAAAAATAGGTTGCTAGGTACTGCGTACTCTCTTCGGCCGGCTGGGCAGGTTCCCCCAATCAACCCAAGAAGCGCATCTCGTCTAGGAGTGTATCCTCTGGCGCGAGATTTTACAAGCTTTTCCCAGCGGCAAGCAGCGCTCCTATCAGCAAAACCGCCCACATAGCAGGCCATTTCCCAGTGCTTACCCCGGGTTGCCCGAGCCCCGCCTTGGATTTCTCCATTGTGTTGGCGTAGTCGGCGAGCGGGGTCAGTAGTACTGCCCACATAGGTTCGCGTCTCCCTTCGCAATAGATACACGTACCACACTAGTGAATAGCTCCACAAGAGAAATAGGAGAGCGGGCTTCTCACTCGAACCCGTCCCCAGGTACAGGTGATTACCGCTAATAAAAATAAAGTTATTCTACTCACGTGGGAGTCCACCACTCCAGATGAAATCCTAGCCACTGCCACATATGCACTCGGCATTCCATATTTATTTTATTAATATACGTATACCTGGTGAGAAACCATGTTGCCCGGTGACTGGACCAGCCAAGTCCCAGCCCGTAGGGATGCCACTTTCCTAACTTAGAATTCATACGATACCCCCAGTCCAATCTCGCGGCGGAGTGGATTCACTTGCAGAGTGAGCCAGGTATTTCCTACGAGCCTTCGGCCTCCGGAAATCTCCCACGCATCCCATTGATACTCGGTTATTCGCTCCAAACGTGGGCGGTAGGCCGCACCCAGACTCCATCCCGGCAACGCCTTTTCAATTGTTTTGCTAGCGGTTGCTGAGGAATTATTCTCGGTGGCCACTTCCCGCTCAATCACGGTACCGTCCGGCTGTACAATTCGCTCCTTCGTTATTGTGACAGTCTTGGTTACCACTTCAGTCTTTACTTCGGCAGGTAAAGTAATGGTGCGAGGAAACCGCCAGTAAATCAGGGCAGCCCCTGCTATAAATGCGGCCACAATTGCAATAAGAATCTTCTGCATATACACTCCTAATTAACTGGTAGACTAAAGGGGACCACGTCCCCGCACTCACACTGCACAAATATCTCTGTGTGGTACTCGGGATAGTGAGTATACACGGTATATTCTTTTTTGCATGCCCTACATGTCTTTTTATAAGGCGTAGCCTCCGATTGGGAGAGGTCCTTTAGTTTCATTGCCCTTCTCCTTTACAGAATAGGGTATTGGGGTACCCAAGGGTTACTGGTAGCACTTCCTTCCCACTCCCGTCTTCGTGCTCTACTAAATACGTGGGACGACTGTACAATAAAAACTCTCCTGTGCCAAGGTAATGGATTACTGTTGCACCGTTACTCAGGCAATAGGACACACAGCAGGATTCCACAAAAAAGGAAATAAGGGAAATCATTTCTCATCACCTTCCGCCGGAACGACGGGCACGTCCTGCCAGTCGGACCAACCTATAGGGATTTCCATCAATGTTTGTTGCGCACGATATTGCAGCACATTCTTCCCGCCGTGCACTAGGTATCTGAGTTCTATCACTTGTCATCCTCCGGCAAAATTTCACGGACGACTACCATCCGCTCATAAAACGGGTTACTGAGCCTTTGCAATTCCAGAACACCACCATTTGCATCGACCAAAATTGACCACTCCCTCGCTTTGCGTTCAGGCTGGTTAGTCTTTTTTGTGTTGGGCTCAACCGGGGGTTCGGGTTTATTCACAACTGCATGGCACCCGGCACACTTAATCAGAAAATCTGTATCACAAGTATACGTTAGCTGGTGCTCACACGCCTTCGGCTCGCGCTTGCGTTTCATGGGGACTCCAGTTTGGAGAGGGCTTCATCTAAATCTGTTGATTCTCCAACCATCCAAGACCGAAACGAGTCCCTTGAAACGGCTGTCATCTCTCGCCCCGCAAAAACCGACGTATGCCAACAAAGGGATTGCATCCGTCTTTGATTCTTTTTAGCTGCCTCCACAACCACCCGCATCGCCTCGCACTGAGAGAGAATCGGCAAAAGTTTCTCAACTAACTTATCGCCAATCTCTTTTGCCCTAGTAGACTCAAATACCTGATTAC